TGAAAAATACTACGATGGAAAAATTCACAATTAAACGTGAAGTAGGTGATAATTGGATGCCAAATGGCACTATTCCATTTGACCTTCGAGCCAGTAAAGGTATAGCTACATTTGAAGTATGGGCTGAGAGTATTCAAGATGCAGAAGATCAAGTAAGTCAATTTTTAGAGAAAGACGAAGATGAGTAAAATTAAGATTGCCGAGTTATTTTATAGTGTGCAAGGCGAGGGTAGATATATGGGAGTACCTAGCGTGTTCCTTAGAACTTTTGGCTGCAATTTTTCTTGTAGGGGCTTTGGCATGCCACGTGGCGAACTAAGTGCGGAAGCCGAAGACATTGCTACAGTAGTACATCTATATAACAAATATGAAGAACTTCCTTTGGTTAGTACGGGGTGTGATAGTTATGCTAGTTGGCATCCTAGCTTTAAAGAACTTAGCCCAATGCTTACATCAGATGCCATCGCAGAGAGGATCGGAGAGATTCTACCCTTCGGAGAATGGAGAGAAGAACACCTCGTCATCACAGGAGGAGAGCCACTACTAGGTTGGCAACGTGCATATCCAGATTTGTTAAATCATCCTAAGATGCAAAATCTTAAAGAGATTACATTTGAAACAAACGGTACTCAACCGCTTACTCAAGAATTTAAAGATTATTTAAAAGACTGGGGATACAAAAACGGACGTACTTGGTGTCAAGGTCTTACCTTTAGTGTTAGTGCTAAATTGCCAGGTAGTGGTGAAGCATGGGAAGAAGCTATTCGACCAGAAGTTGTTTGTGATTACGAACAAGTAGGTTACACATATTTAAAATTTGTAGTTGCAACAGAAGAGGATATTAAAGATGCAAAACGAGCAGTTGAACAATACAGAGCGGCTGGCTTTGAAGGTCACGTATATCTTATGCCTGTTGGCGGTGTTGAGTCTGTTTACAGTCTCAATGCTAAGTCCGTGGCCATTGCCGCAATGAAGAGAGGGTGGCGCTATAGTGATAGACTACAAGTGCCATTATTTAAAAACGAATGGGGGACTTAATATGTTCTTTTGGATCTGTATTATATGCGGTTGGGTACTACTTAGTTTTCCACTAGGTATTTTGATTGGAAGGATCTTTAAACTTCCAGAAAGTAGTTGCACAGGCGATTGTAATCAAGGTCGTAATTGTACATGTATGGAAAAGAAAAATGATTAAAAAATTATTTAAAAAAATTCTGGGTATTGATAAGTTAGAAGAAAATTTAAAAGTACTCAAAGAACTAGAAGAAAAGGCTGTAGCATCAACAGCAGAAGCACAAAAAGCAGAAGAACACGCTAAGGCTAGCCCAAAAGAACGTGCTACTGAAAGAGGCGAGCCATATGTTGCTGTTTTGGACACGCATGTAAACAAAGACAATATTAGAAATGGCTTCTTTGAGCTTGACTGGAACGACGAGTTTATAGTACAATTGAAAAAAGCTGGATACGGCTTTGAAGGCGATCCAGACGAAGAAATCGTAGACCGATGGTTCAGAGACTTAGCCGGCAATATGCTTGCAGAGGCTGGTCAGGATACAAGTCGCGTCTTTGGTGGTTATATTAATGTAAACAGACTTGGTAACGGTAAAGCTTCAGTAGAATGAACATTTTTAAAATACGCAGTCCATTGCCTAGAACAGACTTTGCACCTTACTGGGACATCTCATTAGGGCAAACACAATGGCACGAAACTGCTAAAATAGATGCTATCCGTAATTGGATGATTTCCAATGAACAGAACATTTTAGACAAGTTTCCTGTTTATAACGATGGTGGAACAGGATTAGGTAATAACAGTACTACTAGTAGATTTGGATATTATAATACATTTGATTTTGTAAATGAATGTCCAGAACTTGCCGACTTACTAACATTTTTTAGAAAGTCTTACGTTAATTTTGTTGCGTCTAATTATTTTGATCCTATTGATCTATATTTCGAGTCCTGGTTTAACATCGTACACAATGGACAAGCTATAACCGAACATATTCACGGAAATCAAGCAGATACGTATCTAAGTGGTAATATACATTTAGACAACTATCCAACACATACTTATTACCGAACACCGTATGATGTAACCACTCCAATTCCTTTTAAAAATATCAAAGGCGGTTTGACTATATTCCCCGGTTATGTTCCGCATTTTACCGATCCGTATGAATCAAATGGACAACCGCGTGTTAGTATTGCATTTGACTTATGGACTGTAGACACGTATAATGCTACTAAGGGCAAAAGCACTAGATTATTTTTAAACAGAGAGATTATTCAGGAACTTCATAGAAGTAATAAACAATGACATATATTATAGTCGATACTGCTAACACATTTTTTCGTGCTAGACACGTAGTTCAAGGTTCATCCGATATCAAACTTGGTATGGCTTTTCATATCACTTTTAACAGTATCAAAAAAGCATGGCAAGACTTTGGCGGAACCCATGTAGTGTTCTGTCTCGAAGGTCGCTCGTGGCGCAAAGACTATTACAAGCCTTACAAGGCAAATAGGCAAGAAACTCGTGCGGCTATGACACAAAAAGAACAAGATGAAGATAAATTGTTCTGGGAAGCGTTTGATGAGTTTAAGAATTTCATTACAGAAAAGACTAACTGTACTGTAATGCGTCATGAGAACTTAGAAGCAGATGACTTAATTGCAGGTTGGATTCAATCTCATCCAGATGCAAAACACGTTATTATTTCAACAGATGGCGACTTTGCACAATTAGTAAGCCCTACTGTTAGTCAATATAACGGTGTAGGCGACTTGCATATTACACACGAAGGAATCTTTGATGCCAAAGGTAAACCCGTTAAAGACAAAAAGACAGGCGAGCCAAAGCCAGCACAAGATCCAGAATGGATGCTATTCGAAAAATGTATGCGTGGTGATACCAGTGATAATGTCTTCTCGGCGTATCCAGGTGTGCGTACTAAAGGTTCTAAAAACAAAGTTGGTCTTATTGAAGCGTTCGAAGATCGTAAAGCCAAAGGATTTGCGTGGAACAATCTCATGCTGCAGAGATGGGTTGACCATAATGGATTAGAACACAGAGTCTTAGAAGATTATCAACGTAATGTACAGTTATGCGATTTAACTGCACAACCAGAAGATATTAAAGAGAAAATTCGAGAAACAATCGAAGCTAATGCCAAACCAAAAGACGTTAGCCAAGTTGGTATCCGTATGCTTAAATTCTGCAACGCATGGGATATGAAAAAGATAGCTGATAACATTCAGCAGTACGCAGAGCCATTTCAGGCAAAATATCAAGGAGAAACAAAATGAGTGCAATTACAAATAAACTAGCCAAGGCAAATGAGAGCTTTACGATTAATCGGTATGACAACGGTTTTATGATCGAAGTCGGTGGACGTGATGATAACGATGACTGGAAAACAGCCAAAGTCATTGTCGGTACAGAAGATGAACTTATCGATTTGATTCGCGAAACTCTAGCATTGCCAATCGCAGAATAAGGAGAACAACATGGCTCAATGGACTGTTAGCACATACTACAAGAAATCTTGTCAAGAAGTTGAAACATACGTACAACGTGAAGGTAATGGTAAAGTTACTGTTGTTAACGGATTCCGTTGGGGCAGTTGGGACGTTGAAACAACCGACGACAATCCTCCAGAATTTGAATTTACATTTGTACCCGGTGGAGATGGTAAGAAAGACAGCATCAATATGCTAGATTGTTCTTACAATAACATCGAAAATGTAGAGCTAATTAGCATGGATGACGGTGGATGTTGGTATGATGTTGATATTGAAGGCTTAGACGAAGAAGCTGAAGAAGAAATTCGCGAGTTTCTCGAAGACAATAGTCCATATGAACTAGAAGAACGTGAAACAGATTCCTGGTACCAGGATGACAGTGAATGGTGGATCTGGGGTCCTATTAAAATCGAAGATGCTGACGGCAATACTGTACGCATTATTTGTGCAGATGCTGACGGCAATGTCGTAGATTTTATCGAAGAATAAGAGATAAATACGTACATTACTCGGGTGCCGTCAGGGCCCTTGTAATACTAAGGAGAATAATATGACCGAAATACACGCCAAGCCAATTGTGGATGGTAAGTTTTGGATCGTAGAACAAGATGGTTCTAAGATCGCAACACTACACAAAAAAGAAAATAACAAATTTGTTATGAGCAGTACTACTGGTGAAGTTATGTTTAATCGTAAACAAGACTTAACCAAACAGTTTGGGGAAGGATTTTTCCTAACTAGTACAAAAGTAAAAGTTACTACACCAGACATTCATGAATGCCATGGATTCCCTACTAGCGTAAAACCATACAACAGTATGTACGATGTACGCAACAAATTACCCCTATTCACTAAAAGTAATGCAAGTAAAAGTTTGTATTGCGCCGGGTACTATGTAATTAAATTCAATAAAGGGTGGGTTAAATCATTCTGTCCTAAAGTTATTACATTAGAACGTAATGAATATAAAGGCCCATATAAAACTGAATTCGAAATGAAACAGGTATTGTCCAATGTCAAATCAGATTAATCTTACACCTATTACACAATTTATACAATTACTACGTGCTAGTGAACTAGCACAAGGTAAAGAAGTAAAAATTCCTATTCAACAGGCTAGACTATTGAATATGGCATTAACAGAGTTACTGGATAAGATGAATCAAGATTATGAAACAATGTATAACACTCTTAAAAACAGTACAAATACAGAAATTGTTAGTGTAAGTATGGATGGCGGAGGGTTTGGCGACTCTTAAGATAAATATATGCGTATATATCGAGGATACGCAATGAGTCGCCCAAAGCCAAAAGTACTGTTAGAACACACTAACAAAAGAACTTATAAATCTGAACAGATTTTAGAAGCCGAAGCCATTTGGGCAGTATTTTATAAAAATGAGCCTTTTAATCTAAAATCGTTTAATAGTCTTACCTCTTATCCTGGACCTAAATACAAAAAAACAAGTTTTAGTAATCCTGGACACGCTATTAATCTTGCTAAAAAACTTAATCAACAATTTGGAACAGATGAGTTCCAAGTAGTTAAGTTAACGCAAGGCACCATAATGAAATGATTACAAGAGATGCATTAACTCAAATATTCTTACAACAATGGGGTAAGAGTATCGATGAGGCTAATATTAAAATTTTTAGTCGTAAATGGTGGCAAAGTACTCGTGCTGGCAAACAAACCAATTTTAGACTTAGTGAGGAAGGTTACGAGTTTTTGGTAAAAGAATTGGATTTGAAAGAGTACGAAATTCCATTTACCGAACCTATCGAATTAAGTCCCCAAACTATCATATTTTTAGAAAGGTATGTGGATTGTCCATACTACCTAACTCCAATGTCAATCACTGTCTTTTCAGAACGCAAAGGTTTTGAGCTAATGTTGTTTTCAGACGACATCAGAAAATTTGGCTTGATTAAAGCCATGAATGAGCGAGAAAAAGATTTAGCAGAATAAAAAAATTGTTGACATACTAGGCAAAGTGCCGTATAATACATACATAGACAGCGTTATTCGTAACAACAATTTTTTTAACTAAAGATAGGAAATAAAATGGCAGAAATCAGTAGCCGTACAGTGGGCCCAAGTAGCGCCAAAAAGTCTTTGCGTAAGGCTTTCAAAAATCAGCGTCCAATCTTCCTTTGGGGTCCTCCAGGTATTGGCAAGTCTGACATTATCAAACAACTTGGTGCTGAGACAGAAGCTCATGTTATCGACGTTCGTTTGAGTTTGTGGGAACCTACAGACATTAAAGGTATTCCATATTTCGATTCCAACGATAGCACAATGCGTTGGGCACCTCCATCAGAATTGCCAAGTGCAGAAATGGCAAAACAACATAAAAATATCATTTTGTTCTTGGACGAAATGAACTCTGCGGCTCCTGCTGTACAGGCTGCAGCTTACCAATTGATTTTGAATCGCCGTGTTGGCGCATATAACTTGCCAGACAATGTTGTAATTGTTGCCGCAGGTAACCGTGAAACTGACAAAGGTGTTACTTTCCGTATGCCTGCTCCGTTGGCTAACCGTTTTGTTCACTTGGAAATGACTGTTAACTGGGATGACTACTTTGAGTGGGCTGTTGAAAACAAAATCCATAAAGACGTAGTTGGCTTCTTGAGCTTTTCTAAAAAGAGCTTGTACGACTTTGATCCAAAGTCTAGCTCACGTGCGTTTGCTACTCCACGTTCTTGGAGCTTTGTAAGCGAATTGCTAACAGATGACGATGTCGATGTAGATACACTTACAGACTTGGTATCAGGTTCTGTAGGCGAAGGTCTTGCAATCAGCTTTATGGCTCACCGCAAAATTGCAGGTAAAATGCCTAACCCAACTGATATTCTTGGAGGCAAAATTAAGAAAATGGATTCCAAAGAAATCTCAGCTATGTACTCTTTGACTGTGTCATTGTGCTACGAGTTGAAGGACGCTTGCGATAAGAAAGCTAAAAACTGGAATGAACAAGTTAACAACTTCTTCGAATTTATGATGAATAACTTCGAAACTGAATTGGTTATTATGGGCACTAAATTGGCTTTGAGTACTTACAAGTTGCCGTTGGACCCAGATGAGATCAAGTGTTTCGATGATTTCCATGCTAAGTTTGGCAAGTATATTAGCGCCGCAACTGAGAAATAATTGGATTTAGCACTATTTGACACCACCTTCGGGTGGTGTTATAATATATACATATAGGAAAGGAACATTCATGTCACATACAGATCCAATTATCGATAAAATTATTGTAGCTCGAGTAGGCCTGCTACTTCGCCACCCATTCTTTGGTAATATGGCTACACGTTTGAAAATCGAAGAAGGTACAGGCTGGATGGGTACTGCCGCAACAGACGGCCGCACCATTTATTTTAATCGTGAATTTTTTACTCCTCTTAGTGTTAAACAAGTTGAGTTTGTTATTGCTCACGAAATTTTGCATAACGTATTTGACCACATGGGCCGTAGAGAAGGTCGTAACCCACGCATCTTTAATATTGCCGCAGACTATTGTGTAAACGGACAATTAGTACGTGATCGCATCGGCGAGCATAATATCGAAGGTATTAAAATTTTCCACGATACTAAGTATTACGGTATGGGTGCGGAAGAAGTATACGATAAAATTTATGACGAAATGGACGAAGACGAGCTGAACCAATTAGGTCAGCTATTGGACGATCACATTGACTGGGACAAAGACGGCAATGGTAAAGACGGTCAGCCAAAGTTCACTAAAGAAGAATTGAAACAAATTCGTGACGAGATTCGTGAAGCTACAATGCAAGCGGCTCAGGCGGCGGGTGCAGGAAATACTCCTGCTAGTGTACAACGCATGATTAAGGAACTTACAGAGCCTAAAATGAATTGGCGTGAAATTTTGCGTCAACAAATTCAAAGCACTATTAAGAATGACTATTCATTTATGCGTCCTAATCGTAAGGGCTGGCACATGAACGCTATCTTGCCTGGAACTCAATTCCAAGATACTATCGACATCTGTGTTGCAATTGACATGTCAGGTTCTATCGGAGATGAACAAGCTAAAGATTTCTTAGGGGAAATCAAAGGCATTATGCAAGAATATAAAGACTTTAAGATTAAAGTTTGGTGCTTTGATACAAAAGTTTATAATGAAGCAGACTTTGACGGCTACAACATCGACGAGTTTGACTACTACGAACCTATGGGTGGTGGCGGTACAGAATTTGATGCTAACTGGAATTACATGAAAGAACACGATATTCAACCTAAAAAGTTTATCATGTTTACTGATGGATACCCTTGGGGTAGCTGGGGAGATGAAGACTATTGCGATACGGTATTCATTATCCACGGCAATGATAAGATTGTTCCACCTTTTGGAGAACACGCTTACTATCAGTTTGCTACGGAATCAGCATAATGGCATTAAAGAACGGCAAGCCCAATCCTCTGGATTATTACAACTTAAGGAGGGTTGAGTTTGCCTGCCCTCATTTTAAATACACTACTGTAGACAAATATAATCCTACTATAATCAAATCTATCGATACTTGGATACGCAAGCATTTAAATAATAGGTATTACATAGGGCAAGGCATTGCACTGGATAATACCAATACAATAGTGTATAATACACGTATCGGTTTTGAAAGTGAGAAAGAACTCAGTTTTTTCACAATTGCCTGTCCTTTGTTACAAAGTAGATAATTAAGTTAGTACTTTATCAAACAAGGAGATTCTAAATGGCTGATGTACAAAATCAACAACCCGCAACAGATGCACAAGGTTCTACAGAACTAACAATCAATGACCTAAACGCAATGAAAGTTATCATTGATATCGCTAGCTCACGTGGCGCTTTTAAACCAAACGAAATGGTTGCTATAGGTCAAACTTACACCAAACTAGAAACATTTTTAAATGCTGTAGCCGCACAACAAGCCGCAAATCCAGCGCCAGCTGCTCCAACAGCCGCAGACGCCGCAGGTGCAGTATCCGCAGGAGCTTAATATGGCCGAAATTAAACACGTAGGCCGTGTTATTGCCACTAACAAAAAATGCTTAGTGGCATATCGTACCCTACCAGGCGATGCAAGTTTCTGTTTGATCATTCCAACAGAAAATTTACCAGATATCTACCACGATGCTATTATCAACTTAGTTGAAAGTCAAACAGGACAAGATGCTAATGAGTTTGCAGATGCGTTGGCAAGATCGCAATTCCCCGATGGTAACAATATGTTACGTTCCTTACATGGTTCAAATCGATTAATCAAAGCGCCGACGAGTGCGATCGAAATGCTTCCTGCTCCTGGAACTAGTATTGTCCTAAGTGAATTGAATCAGATGATTGCCGAAATGCGCGGTGTAACCGTAGATGACCTAAGCATTAAAGAAAGCTTTGAAAAGAAAGTTGAAGAACCGAAAGCTACTGCTACAGTAAAAGAAACACCTGCTATTGTTAACGCTGAAGTAATTCCAACAACATTTGAAAGCCCAGAAGCTGAGGCAAAATTCTATCGTAGCCAAGCTGATAAATTAGCTAAAGAGGCGGCTAACTTCCGTCGTAAAGCAGAGGAACTGGCTCCGACCAAGAAAAAGGCGTAAATGACAAAATCGGGAAGAGTACTTCCCAAGGATGTCATAGCGCATTGGCCGGAAGTATTCGGTGATGTAAGACTAAATGTAGTACCTCTTAGGTACTTACATTCCGTGCTGGTCAATTTTAAAGATGGTAAAACTTGGGAAATAAAAGTAACAGCGAAAACAAAACGTGAAGGTTGGAGTACGTTTGAAAGAAATCTCTCCGAACTGGTAAAGAACTACGAGGCTAATATAGACAATGTAGATTTTAAACTAGATACTGACCGTGTAAGAAAAGATGTCGAAAAAGGCACCGAGAAATTTTTAAAGAAAAAGAAGTTATAAATAATGAATGTCCGACTACTTAGCTACAGCCAGCCAACAGCAGAATTCTCCAATATGGGAATCGCTGATGCCCAGGAACTTATTGCCTATTGCGCCAGAGTTTCAAACCCAAGTAATCAATTCAACACAGAAACTAGTGAGAAGCTTATCAAGTACCTCATTAAACATCAGCACTGGAGCCCTCTTGAAATGGTCTCAGCTTGCATTGAAATTACAACAACTCGAGACATTGCCCGTCAGATCCTTAGACACAGAAGTTTTAGTTTCCAAGAGTTTAGCCAACGCTATGCTGACCCGACAAAGGATCTCAACTTTGTACTTAGAGATGCCAGAAAACAAGACCTCGAGAATAGACAAAATAGTGTAGAGTTAGATGTTCATAATAATGACGAAGATCGATTCCTTGCCTATCAATGGGAACGTATGCAAGAGCTAGTTATTAAACAAAGTCGTGAAGCATACGAATGGGCTATTCTAAAAGGTATCGCCAAAGAACAAGCCCGTGCTGTACTACCAGAAGGGTTGATTGAAAGTAGAATTTATATGAATGGTACTCTACGCAGTTGGGTACATTTTATAGAACTACGTAGTGCCCACGGCACACAAAAAGAGCACCAACTAGTGGCGCTCGAATGTGCTCGTGTTATTAGCGAAATATTCCCAATGCTGGGTGATCTTTAAACTACTACAGTCCAAGAACTATTTAAATAAATCATTAAATGCTGTTTGCCATCGCTAGCTGGATTCCATCCAGTGCCGTTGGCAACTGCCATTTGTCCGGCAATAGGGGTAGCAGGAGCTGTACCTAACGGTAACAATGTTGATGAAACACTATAGAAATTATTATAGTAAGCAGTACTTGTACCTAGTGTAGTTGTTCCGCTATTACCTGGATATATTGTATTACCTAATAATTGTAAAGTTGTAACCGCTGTTGACCCTGTCTTAGTTTGAAATACTAATGGAACTCCAGCAGTGGTACTAGATAGTACTGGAGTAGTTTGTTGCGATCCGCCATTGAAACTAAACTGAGTAGTTGCAACATTTAACTGACTGCCTACAGTTAAGCCTGCTCCAACAAAATTCACAGCCGCTGTAAAACTAGCACTACCCGCTTGAATATAACTGTTTGCAGGTTGGCCACCTAGTGAGTCTGAATCGCTAGCAGTTCCCCAAAATTTATAATTAGTGCCTCTAGTAGAATAAACTGTAGTTCCGCTAACAGTAGTTTCAACTAACGAATTTAATGTAATACCTTGGAATATACCATTTGTAGTAAATCCTGAAATATTACCACTACTAACACTAGTGTTTAATGCAAATGCAGTATTACTTACTGTGAATACTGTGTTGCTTCCATTTACAATAGCTTGAATAATTGGATAAGATCCGCTTGGACTTGCACTAGCTTGGTTAATTTGAAACTGTGTTGTACCGCTGTTTGTACTAGTAGTAAATGGGCCAATATGTACGTATGTTGAACCATTATACACATTCAATTGTTGGTTTGTGCTGTCCCACCAAAAGTCGCCAGTAGCTACATCACTAGGAGGTGCTGTACTTGCGGCTACTTCTGCGCTACCTGCTACTCTGAAACGTAGTCCGTCATAAAATCTTAATTTGTTTGAAGTAGTATCATACCAAATTTGACCAGCGATAGGTTGCGGAGGTTGTGTAGAGTTGGCAAAATTTTCCAACATATACACAAAATTCTCATTTTGACTTTGCCCATAGCCAGCATAATTTTTACCAATTAGAGTAATATCTAAGGTATTATTAATTGTACCGTCTTGAACAGTGGCAATGCTGTTCCCGTTGTAATGATTGATTGTGTATGACATTCTACTCGTTCCTTATTCTATATTTATGCTGGATCTGTTGAGCCAGGTGCTGGCTGTGTAGCTGCCCAGGCATTCAATGCCGCTAATCCGTCAGAATTGTAAGCATATAATTCTGGATAAACTGATAACCATGTTGTTGTAAGCTCAGGAACAAGCACTTTAAAACGTATAGTTACACGCCCTTGGTCTTGTAGAGTTAACGTTACCGGTTGGGTGTTTGTACATGTTCCTTTATAATCGCTTGTAGGTTGTCCAGCGATACTAACCGCAAATTCTGTTTTAGCCATATTTTTAATTTGCACAGTTGTGACATCATTCCATACAGCGCCATTTTGATCTACACACTGAGGAATTAATGTGATTGTGTTGTTTAACCCTACAATGCACTGTCTTTGACCATCTAAGTAAGTATTAGGACCAAAATTAACAATAATTTTTCTAATTTTTAAAGTAGAATTAGCAGGATTCCAAAATGCTAAACTAATAGGATTGTAAATGCTGTTGGCAATAGCGTCGTACATATCTTGTGTAATTGCACCAAGATAATGATTATCTGTGTTTGCAGCAGTGTTTATAATATCGACAAATGGAGCTATAGCGCCGTATAAACCGACAATCAGCCCGCTGGACAGATCATATGTAATGCTGTATAAGTTAGTTTCAGACCAACCTGCTGCTAGTGTAGTTGGTGCTGCTGATACGGTTGTAGTCATGCGTAATTCCTTGTTATTTGTTTATATACTTTATCACAGTGGTCGCATTCTATTCCGCACACTGTTTTACAATTTTTAGTTAATTCGTTAAATCCTAAATCTGTAATTTGATTAACTGAAATAGTAGACAATTTTAAATCGCCTGTAGTACTTAATAATTCACCAAATCTTATATTTCCGCTACGTTTTTGATAAGCATCGATTACACGAAACCATCTATCCAACGGAAATCCACGTCCGGCAATTTTTATTGTATTCACTAACCCGTCAAATTTATCTATATCATTAGGAAATGTAAAAGCTGTTTTTAGCCACTCAGCTGGATTATTTTTAAAATAACTTATACATCCAAGTTTACTATGAACATCGTCTGTTCTGGTTCTATCGTCTTGGAATTTAATTTGACTAATAATAATATCGTCCCATTGTTTCCATTTACAATCGACTATACATCCTTCATTGACTAACATAGTTATTTTAATATCATGCTGTTTAGCATAATTACTCATTTTAGTTAGTGTATCTAAATCTCTATTTAAACTACGGTCAACTATGATGCTTTTCATGTGCAAAACTTCGTGCATAAACACAAAATCTTTTAATGTGCGAACTAAATTGTTTACACTATTTTTTAATTCTAAATCAGGATTTGCAACACGAAAATCATTTATAATATTTGCTCTTAACAAATAAGTGTTATTAAGTGTAACAATATCTGCTTTGATATTTTTTACATGTTCGATTAATTCCGGAACTTGTCCATAAAAATCATTGTCATATACACTAGGATTTACCAAATAGTGTACCTTTATTCCATATTTGTCTCTTATGGCATAAAGTTCGTCGAACATATCTTGTCCATTAAAAATACTTCTGGCACTACCAAATCTATTATCGCTAAAATATATATCCGTAATGGTGCTAGTATCCAAAGAGGCAAGTGGTTCTGACATACCTTGTGTATAAGGTATGCTAAACTTATGGGTTATAGACATTTGTTGTTCTCGATCCTATTCCAATCCACCCAGCTTGAACATTAGTTCCATGGTACCAGTGTCCGGCATCTAATACATTAACAGTTATTTGAAATTGTCCGTAAGAACCGCTAGTGTTACTTGTAGTTACAGGAGCGCAACTTACTGACCAATTACCCTCTCCCATACCATAGTATGCATTACGAAAATCTTGAACTCTAGTTAAACTAGGTGCAATATTAAATTGATAATTGCCTTTCCAATTTACAGCAGTACTATCACTACTTAACCCCATAAATGCCGCTAGATCCACAGTTAATGTAATAGTTGGATTTCCGCTGTAACTTCCGCCAACCACTGTATGATTGCCAGAACCGTTCATATAGCTGTACCAACTACTTACTTCACCAGAAATTGAAGGAACGCCTGAGACTGTGCCGCCGTTACTCTGTGGACTTAAATATAAATCAATAGTGCCAACTATACTTTGTACAATGGCTGCTAAATTTTGATTTAAACGAGTTACGTTTACTGGGTCTGGAATGCTTGGCTGATTACTTAAATCAGTATAGCTACCTGTAGCAGCTACTCTGGCTAGTGTATTTCCAAAGTTTACATCAGTAAGAATTTTTGCCCATGGACTCCAAGTAGTGCCAACATCTCGACGACTACGTACAAAATTATCAGCGTGTGCGCCTGTTACGCCACTCCAGCCAATTAATAATTCACCACCGCCTTCACCGCCCAACGATAATAAATTACCATACGTGTCTGGATATCCGTTAGCATAAACATCTCGTAAAGTTAATACATTTCTAGGTTCATATGTATTATTATCTTCAATAGTTACACGGCCTTGGTTGTTAATAACAGTAGCAGAACTAGCATTACCATACAAACTACCAGTTACATTACCAGTTACATTACCAGTTACATTACCAGTTACATTACCAGTTACATTACCGCTAAAGTTAGGAGCTGTTACAGTTCCTACCATTGTTAATGCGCCGCCTGGTCCAAATTGTCCAGAATATTGACCGTTATTGGTCATATTTGTATAACCGTCTCCGCCCCAATAAAATCCAGTATCTTGAGCGCCATCGCTGGACCATACAAGACTTGGATTGGTTGCAGTGCCATCAGCTAAGAATATTCTACCAGCTTGTGCATATACGTTTCCAGTTACGTTTCCAGTTACGTTTCCAGTTACGTTTCCAGTTACGTTTCCAGTTACGTTTCCAGTTAAATTACCGCTAAAATTTGGAGCAGTAACAGTTCCAACCATATCTAAGTTTCCGCCTGGACGGAATCTACCCGAATACACACCGGCATTAGTCATTGCTATATAACCGTCAGTATTTCCATAAAATCCAGTTGCTTGGTTAGTACTGTTATACCATGCAATACTTGGTGCCGATGCTGAGCCGCCACCGATGAATATTCTTCCACCTTGTGCATATATCGAGCCAGTGACGGTGCCATTTAAAGGACCAGTAAAATTTCCAAGAACTTCTGCACCTAGATAGCCAATTATTTTTCCAACAGCATCAATCATAAGTGTACTGTCTGTAGCGTATACTGATCCAGTTACGTTTCCAGTTACGTTTCCAGTTACGTTTCCAGTTACGTTTCCAGTTAAATTACCAACAACGTTTGCATTAGTATAACCTATTTGTCTTGTTGTAGAATTAACAATAACAGTTAAATTATCTGCGGCTAACAAATTGCCAGTCACATTACCAGTTAAATTGCCAGTCACATTACCAGTTAAATTACCAACAACGTTTGCGTTGGTATATCCAAGTTGTTTAGTGCTAGAATTCCAAATACGTGTAGAATCAGCAGCTAATACATCACCAGTTAAATTACCTAATACATTACCAGTTACATTACCAGACAAAGGTCCGGTAAAGTTACCTATAACATTAGCATTTGTATACCCAAGTTGCTTTGTTATAGCATTCCAAACAGTCGTGCTATCATTTGCTTTTAGACTACCAGTTAAATCACCGATGATATTTGCACTTGTATATCCAATTGTTTTGTTGTTAGATATAGTGTTAATCATTACAGTACCATCCGAAGATACTGTATTACCTGTAATATTAATATTGTATAAACCGTTGTCGTTATAAACAAAATCTAAAGGTTTGTCTGCAACATTTGTCCATTCTACTAAACTTGCTACCGCAGCTAATTGAGCTGTTCCAGCTGCATTTGAATAATTTGCTGTATCTGCACTAGTAGCATGTCCGTAAAAATTAGCAGCTGTAACAGAAGTTGCTGTAATGCTTCCAGAACTGTTAATGTTTCCAGACGAAATTACCGCTGTAGATAAATTGTTTACAGCCGTATTACCTAAACTATCACGTCCAACAACAGTATTTGGAGTATTAGTAGTTGTTGCGCTTACATAAGCACCGCCTAAATTTAATTTATCTGATTTTTGTGCTATAGAATATACATAGCCTGCATAGATATTTTGAAACTGTAGTGTACTACTACCGATGTTACTAGTTGCTGTTGTGCTTGGTAATATATCGCTTCCAGTAAGTGTTACAGTACCATTACTATTAGTTCCTAAAGTTAATACGTTGCCAACGGCTTGAATACTAGAATTGTTAACAACTGCTCCGCCTGTAGTAAGTCCTGCTGAAAATGTTGTTAGTGTTGGAAATACTGTATTACGTAAAGGTGCATAATAACTTGCAGGTTCATTACCTAAATTATCTGCGTTAGTTGCAGTTCCATATACTTTAAAATTAGTGCTTAATGTTATACCTGGATAAATTATTGGAAAATTTGTTGCTATACCCGAGTCGGCTGGTGTAAATTCTGGATCTGCACTAACAATATATAATAACTGTCCATTGGCGTATGCTTGTTGAACAGCGTGTATCGCTGATGGAACTGCATTATCTGCTATTCCTGCAGATACAGTTTGTGTTTGGCCGAACCCGGCAACACTTTGTGGTCCTACAAGAAGATAAGTTGTGCCATTCCACACATTTAATTGGTTATTTACGCTGTCATACCATAAGTCGCCAACTGTGTGCGCTGTGGGAGCAGTAGCACTAATATTACTAACTGCTAGAGTTTTCCATGCTGCGCCATCATATACATTGATTTTTAAATTAGCAGTAGTGTTGTCAAACCATAACTCACCTGCAATTGGTTTTTTAGGAGGTTGATTACCGGCAAAATTTTCTAATAGCCAAACAAAATTGTCATTTAAACTTTGACCGTAGCCGGCATAATTTTTTCCAATTAATGTAAGATCCAGTATTGTACTAATTGTTCCATCGACAACAGTAGCTACCGGTGTTCCATTATAATTGTTTATTGAGTATGCCATTTTTTTCGCCCCTTATATTACCAAGTTGTTAATGCTGATCTTTTCCATGTGTTTGTCGATGTACACACATAAACGTAATTTTCGTCCCATGCAATTTGGCCTGCTACGCCTGCTGAACTACTTGTAGCAGGAGCTTTGCCAGATGCAATTCTAAATGTTCCGCCTACATCAAGAGTTGCTTGTGGGTTATTATTGTAGAATCCAGCGTATTCTAATTGTGCGTTAATAAAAAATGCACTTGTAGAACCGTTAGATGAATTATTTAAATTAATATCAAAATTTTGGTTAGCTGTATTTGATTTAATTTGGAATGCTTGAGCTAGTGTGTATTCAGGTTGAACACTAATTTCAATGTCGTTTCCTGGGCCTAAAATTAATTGTATCGCAGAAGTAATTGATAATGCACCAAGACCAGTTGTATCTGGAGCGATAATAGAAGATCCTGTTGTTTTTACCAATGCACTTGGAGGATACAGAGTATTGCCATCGTATAATGCACTAGCTTGGCTTGACAATACATTGAATTGTAACCCAGTTAGTGTACTAGCATTAAACCCAACAACTACATCGCCTGTAAATCCAGCTATAGGAGACTGAGGAGTAAACGCATCTTTACTAAAAAATCCAATTAATGCGCCTGCTACATATACATTAGCGATAGTATGGCTAATGTTATATACATCTAAAATATCTTCCGGAACTTCAAATCCGCAAACACCTTGACTTTGTGAATAAACTGGACCTGCTAATATATCCCCGGTACCTGCATTAAAATGCAGTTGTCCATTGACACTATCGATCCACAAATCGCCTGCTGAATAAGAACTAGGTGGTGTAGATGAAACAGTTGTTCCTCCTACTGGAGAAAATGTATTGTTGTTATAGACTTTTAAAACAGCATTTTGTGTGTCATACCATAACTGACCTTGAATAGGATTCGAAGGTTGGTTAGTGTTGGCAAAATTTTCTAACAAATGAACAAAATTATCATTTATAAAAAGTCCGTATCCTGTGGCATTTTGGCCGATTAAGGTTAAATCGGTTGCAGTTTGATTTACTTGTCCGTCAATTAACCCACCTTGTATTAACTGGTCGCCGTTAGTTTTAAGTATTTGGTAAGCCATTAGATTCCAACTCCAGTGTAAATGATATAATTTATAGTTAAGTACGGATTCATAATGTTGATTGCTTGTCCAGTCAATGTAGAACCACTTGACTGATTCAATACAGGACCAGCATCTGCTAATCCTCGATTAGTTCCACTTGGAGTAATACCGTATCCTGCTCTTGTTGCAGCATCTGAATCTGAAATACTTGAAGTATCGCCAACTGCATAGTATTGCGTGTTTCCATTGCTTTTTAAACTATGTGTATGCTGTGGTATTTGACTTGTTGTCAATGTTAATGTGCTTGCTCCTGGTCCAGATAAAGCATCTGAACCGGCTCCAATATTATCTGCTGTAGTATCTGTCACACGGTTAGCCGCTGATCCAACTGTACTAATCAAATTATTAGCATTACCACTGCTAGGTACTTGAATATTATTGTTCATATTATCAGCACCTAATGGGAAACGGCCTCTTAAGTCTGGTAATTTAAATGTTGCAGCACCTTTTAAATCGTTTGATGTTCCGTTACTATATGTGTATCCAATTAATTTAAAAAGTACAGGGTATGTTTGTTGTAAAACTTCGCTACCGTCACATAGTAAATATCCAGCAGGTACATTAGCTGCCGGGCCTGCAAAAGGAAATATACAACCAACAGGAACTAACGGTACATGATTAAAGAATGTAGTCTTACTCATCTGTACCAACGACTGTGTGCCTTGTTGATAAACTACTAATTTGTCTGGAAATACAGAATTTAATGATGACGAATCTGTTGCAACTATTGATTGCCCTGTAACAAACGATGAAGTTAATTTAGTATTAAATGTAGCTGTACCGTTAACTGTTGCTCCATTAAAATTAATAGAATTACTTGTTACATCGCCTTGTAAACTAAAAATTGTAGGATTAGCCAATTGTGTAGCTGCACCATCAACTGATCCTGAAAAATATCCAGAAAAAGTTCCGCTAAAATCTCCTACAAAGTTTTGTGCATATATGTTTCTAAATTGTGCAGTCGGTGTTCCGATATCGTATTGAGATGAAGCACTTGGCTGAATTGCAACACCACTTGAATTGCCAACTATTAATTCGCCCGATGTAGTAATATTTCCGCCAACTGTTGCATTTCCGGTAATTGTTGCATTTCCAGTTGCGGCAATATTACCACTAGTTGTAATCCCAACGCTTGAATTAATAGATCCGACTACATCTAATGCTACAATCGGACTAGGGTTGTTTATACCTACATTGCCATTTGCGCTGATTTGAATTGCATTGCTAGTAGTGCCTACTGAAAACGCCACGCTATTGTTTGGATTAATAGAATTAAAAATTGTACCGGTACCAGTAGTTTTTATTTGAAAACTTAAATCGCTACCAATAACTAGACCATCATTATTTCTAACATTCAACACAGAATTAGTAGTATTAGTTCCACCAACATACGTTGTTAAAAAATTTGTTGACGCTACAACTTGATTATTAACTAATAATCCGTTAGCTGAACTAGCAGTTCCCCACACTCCAGCAGAATTTCCATTACTAGGATTGAGACTGTTTGGAGATGTGTAAAGATTAAGACCTTTATTAATAGATGTAAAACCCACTAGTGTTTGTTTAGGAGTAAAACTATCTTGACTTACTATTGCAACTCTGTTATTATTTGAATATAAACTAATAACATAGTGTGTAGTATTTGTAGTATCAACTATTTCTTCTGCTTGAGGGCCTGTATTAGAACTTGAACTAAATTGAGGGCCAACTAAGACCCAGCTAGATCCTGACCACACGTATAGTTGACTTGTATCAGTACTAACCCAAACATCGCCTGTATTAGCAGTTGAAGGAGGATTGTTACTTAAAGATTTTTTAATTGCGCCTGCTGGATTCCATGTTCCGGCGCCATCATAAACTTTAAGTAAATTGTTAACATTATCATACCATAACTGCCCTTGAACAGGAGTAGTAGGTGCTGTAGGATTTGCAAAGTTTTCTAATAAATGCAAAAAATCTGTTGCAAACACAGGAGCGTAACCACTGTAACCCTGGCCAACAAAAGTCATGCTAGTGGTAGTATCTAAACTTTGATCCTGTACTGTAATAGGAGGCTTGTTTGGATTATTAGTTTCTGTATAGGTAATGGTATACGGCATCTATTATACTCCTACTAAGCCAGTTAAACTTTGAATACGTACTGTGTAGTCAACTTGAATAAGTCTGTTTAAGCTCTTTAATACTGGGTGAAAAATAACATGTGTTAATAACAAACTTTCGCCTGTAGAACTATAACTTTGTAGTCCTAATTCGTCAAATACGTAAGTAGATGTGCCATCACTATTAGTATCATATGCAGCTTGACCGCTTGGCTCACCGTAATCTAACAAACAACTTACAAATATATCTGTATAATTTTGCCCTGTTGTATGTCTAACTTCAGTGAAATTACGAGTAGAATCGACGTTGGTACTTGAATTAGGATCAACTATCTTTTGATATGTTTGATTGTACAAACTTGCGTTAGTACCACTGGTATTTGGTGTAAGATATGTAATAATACCAGTGGGATCAATACTTGTCCCGCCGTTCCCGAAGGCCATTTGGTATACAAATCCCTGGCCGCTGTTGGTCATTGCTTCCACAATAGCGACGCTGATGTTTTCATAGTGAATGGCATTACGTTTATTAATATAAACTTCGTCTGAAATAGGGTCATAAATCTTAATATGGCCCTCAATATGAATTCCGGTTTCGTCTTTAGTCTGCATATCAATCTCTCTTTATCTTATATTTATCTTGTACTATAAACCGATAGTTTAATCCTTAAATCCTGTGTACCAAACACCCGGTTCTGCTTTGATAAAATCAGGTATTGTACCAGAATCATTGAGGATATTTACTGGATTATTCTTATTTCCGTCCCATGCTACACCGGTAGTTTGAACTACTGAAACCTGAGTACCTTGTGTCATTGGGTTAGTCAATGTTAATTCAGCTGTAGTCGAAGAAACGTTGGAAATAGTGAAATCAGCTGGGTATGTAACATCCCCGGCAGGGCTATATGGTGCTTGATTTATGTCAAATATCTTATAAGATGATTTTTTCAAACGAACCATGTCACTAGTTCCACCGACAAATACCTCGTATAAAGATCCGTAGTTAGTAAACTTAGATCCAACAACTGCAACGTTGGTTAATGTAAGTGTATTTGTAACACCGTCTGCTATGAAATTCTGTACAGAAACTGTATCAGTATATGGAACTGTTGAACTAGACCCAATATCTTGTACATAAACTCCTGCTCTGTATAAATTACGCATGCCAGTACCCAACGTTCCGCGTCTTAATTTACTTAATGTATTACCATTAATTGCAAAGAACTCTATACGTTCGCCCTGTATCTCAATAATACCTGGTCTGTTTGTCGAAACATTAGGAATATCAAAAATAGAACCATTATCGACAACGATTTCTGTGTCATTCCAATTTAAATCTTGAGCTAACTTAGTTTGCTTGTTAAGACTTAGACGTTTATAACTTACTCTATTAAGCATATCTTTAAATTGCATGTAAGAAACATTACCTACTACAGAACTGACCCCGTACGTCATTAAGGAATATGTGTCACTGCTAATCGGAGTAACATTTAGTCTTACTGACTGTCTATCATCTTGTACAATATAATCAACTCCTGGAATTAATAATGTCTTATTTTTACTCAACCATACGTATTGATCATCGAATACTGGTCTATCTAATGGAATTACTCCACTAGCTAGTTGTTGATAATAAGAATACTGTACTGTGCCTGGTGTTAATGTTGAAGTAGTTGAAATAGTCACAGCGGTTCTTTCAATATCAATGATTGAATTATTATAAGAACTGAATACTTGTATCTTTTTCGTAGGATCTGGTGCTTGTGCAAGATTTAAATTTGCAGAGCCTGTTTTGGTATTTGTAATATTAACAGTATAATCAGCGTTAGTGTTTATAGTAACAATTAACTGATTTCCGATATTAGCATTATATATTTTATTCAATAATGTAACAGTAATTGTTGTTAAATCAATAGTGTAATCTTTTGTCAACGATAGTTTAGTTCCATTAATGTAAACTCCAACATCGGTAAACTTTGTTGTATTATCTGGAACATATTTTTTAGTATCGAATATATATGTTTTTACACCTTTTTCAATTGTAAAATAATCTGCTACTGGAGGTGTTAACACGGTATTACCTAACATAACAACCATACCTAATTCAACTGGTAATCCAATTCCCTGAGGAGTTGATATCGGATATGTTGTTACACCCGACTGAACAATAATATCACTAGTTGTAGTAACTGCAAAGTTTTGTTGCAACCCTTCTGTAATAATATAAGTTATAGTCGAATTTAATGAAGGTGCTACTGCAAATCTAAAACCAATTAACCCACTCACTGTGTATGTGGAATCTGTTTTAAATAACAATGGTGTAACAACATTACCGTTTAAGTAGATTAAAGATGTAATGTTAGTTAACCAAGGAGCTTTGGTTACAAATTCTGTAGTAACCCCATCGCAAATAAAATAATCACCATCCAAAGTATTTTTACTATTATGTCCTAAACTAAAAATACTTACAAGTTGTCCAGCTGTTAACCCTGTAACAAAAACGATTGTATTATTAGAAGTATTAACGTTATAATCTGTTGCAGAAACTGCAATTTCATTATCTACTTTAACAATAACACCTGTTGAGCTTGTAGGAGATTGTGTTATATTAAAAACTGATTGGCCGGCAGATGCAACATACGTATCAGTTTTAACTGACGCATAAACATCGTATGGCTGGTCAAATACTTTAATAGCTAAAGTGTCTACTACTTGGCCCGGAACTACTTCTTCAGGTGCTGGGCTTGAAGTCGGTGTTACTAAACCGTCACCATCTATCACTATATCATCTGCTAGTAACCCTGTAGCAGTTGAATAAGCTAGATCGCCGCCCGATATAGCGGTATCGTAATCTTGCACTGGCGGAGCGATTGAACCATCACTAGTACTCTTACGCAATATAAATTCATCACCATCGTTAACTGTATAAGATTGAGGAATACTTATAATAGTTTCTGGTAAGCCGCTATTGAATTGCTGAATTGTTGCAGTTGCAGTAGCGGTTTGAATTCCAGAACTAATAGTAACTGTTGGATTGTTTAAGTAGCCACCACCTGGATTAGTAATAGTTATTGAACTCAAACCATATACTATCGATATAGTAGCATACTGGCCTGTGCCGCCAGTTAAAGTTAAATGTGATTCATCTAACGATCCAGTAAATGTAGTTGATGACACAATAGACATTGTGTCAATTGGGCCTACTGGAACTACTTGGTTGCTAGCTACTCTAGTAACTTCAAATATAACCGCACCGCTACCAGTAATCGTAGTAGAAGAATGTCCGCTTAATAATGCTGTAGTTTGTTTAAGGTTAACGGTCCAAGTACTACCAGCACCTGTACCACTTATATTTCCAGTAATATAGGTAATAGCATTACTTGTTATAATACCTGCGGTAATTTGAGTTGCTACACTAGACATGTAAATAGTACCGTTGATAGAAAGTGGTGTATTAATAGTGTAAACTCCCACTCCTCCTGCGGTTCCAGATACTTGACTTGTAATTGATACAGTATTTGAAGGTATATTACTACCTGAAATCACTTGTCCAACTGCTATTGTACCGCTTGATACACTGGTTACAAATAAGTATTCACCAGTTCCAGAACCACTAGATGAACTAATTGTACCTGCAAAGTTAGATAAAGTAACAACTTTAGAATAAGAAACAGTAGTATCTGTTGCAGCTATTACTGTAAAGGTACCGTTATATGCAACTGGTGCTATACCCGATACTGTAATTAGTTGTCCTATTGCAAAAGGCACATAGCCTGCGCTTAATGCTGTAAATGTTAATGTAACAGTACCAGTTGTTGTATCACAACTTGCGCCAGTTGTTGTAATTCCACTATGACTCTGTGCAATACCCGAACCAGTAAGTATCATACCAACTTGTACAGTGCCGGATGCAACAGTGCCTACTGTTAATATTGTGTTAGAAATTACAGAATTATTCAATACCGCAGGAACAACACCGTCAGCTGGTTGGGCAACTAGTATATCACCTACGTTATAACCAACTCCGTTGTTACTTCCATCATAATTAACGCCAATAGCAGTCATGACTGCTGCACCAGTTGCAGTATATAAAGGAGCATTTAAATCACTAGGACTAAATGTTACCGTTGGAATTGTAACATACTGTCCTGCATTAGTAACAGTTGTAGATAATACAGGGAAAGGCGTTTGCATTATAGCATTACCGTTGGTCTGATTAGATGTTCCAAATTTAGAATCGTCTAATCTAATTGGATTTATGTTGCCAGTAATAACTAAATTGGATCCTATTGTCAAAGGTTTAAGTAACTGTATTGTTCCATCACTAAACACATCAACATCGATAGTTTCTTCCAATACTCTAGTAAATGATATAGTCGAACCATCTGGGATATCTTGATAAACAATGGTATCAATAACTTTAGTAATGCTACCATACCCTGTAACGCTAGCAGTTAGTGTACTTGCAAAAGTTACACTGTTGGTGGTGTAATTTGTTACTACAAATAATCCATTGTATTTGTCTGGAGTGAATCCAGTAACGCTAATTAAATCTCCAGTAATATAAGGAGCTGTAGATTTAGTTGCAAAAGTCATTGTAACTGTAGTACCGTTACTTGTTACTGTTAATATATTCAAACTTGTGGTTATATCCAACACACCAAGTTTGACAGTATTTTCAGAACTGTTAACTGTTTGAACTACTGTGTTATAAGAAATTGCTGGGATTGTTCGACCATTAACTGTTTGGTTAATAGTAGAAGTTATTACATCGTTAATAGCTATATCAGTCGTGCTGGTCAAACTCAACAAGTTACTTCCTGGATAATTAAATCTGAAATTTAAAGGTATTGCTGGAGGAGAAGTAAACACTGTTCTAACAGAGGTTATTGCTCCTGTAGATGACACACCTGTAATTACAACCAACACATCGTTACCTGGTGTAACACCGTCGACGAAAGATGTTCCTAGAATCTTAATACTATTAGTAGTAGCTTGATTTATATTTGCAACATAATTTGATCCGCCGTTAACAATTACAGCAGTATAGCCGGTGTCAGTTGCTACTATGTTAAACACGGCACCTGAACCTGGAATGCTTCCAACTTTTGTACCAGTTAAATTTAAATACTCTCTACTTGCCGGATTGCTATCAGGAGCAGCACTAATTTTTAAAGTATGACTGTCAATTACAGAAACAACTGTTTGATTGGATGCAAATCCGTTACCGATAATAGTCATTCCTAAATTACCGTCAACACTTCCGATAATCCCAGTAGTACTTGAAACTTTCAATGTTGTATAGTAACTACCAGTTGCAATATAGTTTGTCGATGTGCTGGTTGTTTCGACGGTAATTACATTTGTCACCACTGGAGCAGATGCATTGATATTGTAATCATATTTTAATTCTGATACATCGGTTATAGTATGAGTATCAACGCTAGTAGATTTTTTGTAAATGTTAATTTCTGTTCCAAGAGCTGCTGAATTAGGCAAAATAATTGAATGAGTGTTAGAAGCTACAGTTACAAAATAATTGTTATCTGTAAATGAAGTATCAAAATTGTCCCATTTATCTGTATAGTATGGAGTAGTTCCCCATCCGCCACTAACATTAAATCCTAATCCTGTAACTTGAACGCCACCGTAGTCAACTCCTGTCATTAATTGCGACAACTCTTTTCCTAGTTGTCCAGTAGTTGGATTATAATAATATTGAATACGATCCGTTGCAGATAACACAGATTGATCGATAGTATAGTTAACTACGATTGTACTTCCAGATGCTGGCGCATTAGTAAATGTAATAGTGCCTGAATATTGAGTGTAACCGTTACTAGTTGATGTAACTATTGCAAAAGAATACAATTCACGGAGGACTGGCACACCATTAATTGTTACCGATGAAGTTCCAACGGTAGAATCTGGGGCCCATGTTAATGCAAATTGTATTTTAGATCCTGTACCTGTAAATGTCTGAGACTGAGTAAGATTAGTAATAACATAATTACCACTAGTTCTATCAAACTTTATACCAATTAATGAAGATCTGACAACACTGTCTCCGATAATAGCTGTTGCAGTTGCAGGAGTTCCTCCAATGCCAACACCGCCAGATATAGTAATTGTTGGAGCTGATAAGTATCCACTACCTCCAGATATTAATACAATTCTGTTAACAACACCGTTAGCGATAAATGCGGTAGCTGAGGCGCCGGATCCACTAGAACCTGTAAACACAACCTCTGGAGGTGTAACATACCCAGATCCACCATTAACTAAAACAATTTCGGTTATACTAAATCCAACATTATCCAACCAAAACTTCCAAGGATATGTCTGTATAGCAGTATTATCCGCATCGATTAAACCGTTAGCGACTACTGTATTAATCGGAACTACCCTATTTGTATAAATTGGTTGCAAATCAAAGTCGGAAATTGCAGTAGATCCTAAATCTAAATTAGTATAGTTACTGATATACTCGCGCAGTTTTGTTCTGTAAGGTTTTACTTCACTTACATAATCTTCAAAATTGGCAATATTATCTACAGGATAGTTCACTGGTTGATCTAGATTGCCAACATTGTGTGTAGCACGTACAAAACTAGTTTTGAACGCCCAGTCAATAAACACTTGCTCGCTATGTGCATATTTTATTGCGGCAATAAACAAATCTAGATAGTTTTGTTTTAAATCACCGATGAAAATATCTTGTTTAATAGCATTTAAAATAATACGTAATTCTGTAGAAGCTACAACGTCGAACCCGTTATCGTAAATATCAGAATCATATCCAATATTAGTAGTTTCAAAGTTGTATAATTTAGTGCTTAGTTGAATTGTTCCGTTTTGTATACCAACTACATTGTAACTTTGTGTCCAGTCAACGCTAGTACTGTTAGCATATTTTTCTAACAATAACCAGCCGCCGGAGTTTACAGTAGAAACTTTTACAAGCTCTCCAATTTTAGGCTGAATTGAATTTAATTCAACTAAAGTAGAAATTAAATAATCAGCAGATGTATACTGACTATATCCAGTTGCATACCAATCTGCATAATTCCAATAATTTCTAACATCATACGCTTGTGTTAGAATTCTTGACCATGTGCCGGCGCCTGTGCTAGTTGAACTAGGTGTCCAGGAATAGATACTCCAGTTACCATTAGCCTGACTATCGCTAGATACTAACACACAATAACTTCTTACAACAAGTGTAGTATTATCAGGATCATATCCTGCGCCGCCGTTATATACTGAAACTCCTGTTATTTTACCATTAGTAATAGTTGTAGTAATCTTGGCGTTTTTACCAGATCCTACAATTTCAACACTTGGGCCAATACCGGTATTGTCATCAGTACCATTACCATAACCGCTACCTGCAAATGTTATAGTAACGTTTGTAATCGTTCCATTTACAATTACTGGTGTTAATTGCGCTTGTCTAAACGAATTAATGTTAACGTATGCTAAATCTGCATCTGTATTTTGTGTTTGGTCGTATAAACCTGTAACAGTAGTAGGAGTTGTGTCATAACTTTCTAACTGAGTAAGATTATAATTTTCACTTATTTGATTTAGTAGTAGTGTAACGTTAACACGTTCAACAAATTCTTTCAATGCCTCAATGCGATTTACAAACATGCTTTGACGAGGTCTATTTAAAATACCGTAACGTAGTTTAACAGGTTGTTTAGGATCCGGTACAGGGCGGCCTGCGCTGTCAACACCGCATAAACTATCAAACCATTTTTGTTCAATCGTTGCTGGCAAGTCAACATTTGTATCATCGCTGATTAAACTCCACTGACTATGTACATTTTGATCTGTCTTATCTGTTAACCAATATTCTACAGCTAGGACTACATCTTTTGATTTCAAATATGAACGAGCATTTACTAAACTAAAGCTATCAGCACCTAGTAGTGCAAGATATGTATATGCTTGACCTCGAGGATTTGATATTAATAAAGACACATCCAGAGCAGACATGTTTCTGCCTGGGGCTGCTGGTGTAACGTTTTTATTTTTTACCCAGAAATAGTAAGTATTTGTAAATTTCTTAGTAATGTTATTATATTTTTGTGTAGTACAATAAGCATTATTTCCGTACAAACTTGTTCCACTAATACCCTGTGCTAAACCAGCAGGAGTGTCTGCTTGAGCATCCCATGCTTCTGGTAACAATTTTGTGCTTACCCATTCGTAAATATCTACACTTGCGCCAACAGCCAATGTATTCCAAGAATTGTTTCTGTAACTTACATCATCTAGATAAGCGTTAACAAACTTAGCTGTTGATAGATTCCACCATAGTTGACCAACTTGCGCTGGGCCCCAGAATGATTTAGTATCTGTATTCACAGGTGCATTATTAGCTGAGTAAGAGTATGTAGAAGGATCATAGAATGATTTATATTTTATTTCTTCATCAGCTGGGCCTGGTATTTTTCCCTGATTTGGATCAATAACATCTAGATAAGTCGACAATGTGCCAAGTGCTTTATTGTATAAGAACGCTTTTTTAATTTTCTTAACATTGGCTATTGATACACCTGTTCGACCTACAGTCCAAGAAAGAGCACTCTGAGGTTTACTATAAGCATATATTAAACCAGAATGTGTGTATGTTCTATCAGTTGCATACGGTGCGCTGACTATAATTTGATTATTACAAACTGCAAATCCAATACCGTATCCATCAGTTGAACTATTAGTTGTTGATAAACTTTCACTGAATACCCAAGTGTTTGCATACATGTCATATATGTCTACTCGTCCACTGCCTGGATGCTGTGTTACGAAATCAGTACTTGATTTATCAAAGGTTGTTGTATTCTTATCTAATGTAGTTGTAATACTTGTATTGCCATGCTCGCTATAGACTATCAGTGTTTGATAGTCGTTCATGAAGGCAATCTTACTACCAAAATTACTGTATGGTTGCGGATATTGATTAGTTATAGTAAACACAGGATTTTGATTATAACTACCATTTACACGTTGATACACATATACAGCGCCTACTGTATAATCCGATACGGCAATATATGTTCCGTTGTTAGAAACTGCAACAGATTGTCCGTATGAACTGCTATATCGAATAGTCTCTGTAGAGCTTAATTGCTCCGAAGTATTAGAATTAAGGTTGTATATAAATGCGTTGTAAGGAGGAGCTCCTGCCGATGTTGTAACTACAAGTGTTGAATTATCAGCACTTACTGTTAAATTATTACCAAAACCGGTATTAGTAATCGATGGCGTTGGATCAAATGTATTGCCAAAACTCCAACTTTCTTCAACAAATTTTAATGCTCCAGTAGGTGTTGAGTCTGGAGCAGCATTTAATGTAACTGTGTTAACGCTAGTTATAGCAGTAACATACTGTCCCGAAGTAAATCCAGTACCTTGAACGTACATTCCAACTGAAATTCCATACACAGGAACAGCGACATTGCTTGACAACACTAGTTGATAAGGGTCTGCTGTTGTAAAACTTCCAACAGGATTATAATTTGCTGGTACATAGTTTGTTATTCCGTAATTTAATGAATACACTCTACCTGTACTGCTATTATAACCTTCTGCCGATATGTATAGGGTGTTGCTTCCAAACTCTAAATTAGATCCAAACAATTCATAGTCAACAGGTACTGGGCTTACAATAGTATCCACTAGTGAATAAAAATTGTTGTTGTCTTTCTTATACAATGATACAACACCTTGTTGAACATGTATAGATTGATTTGCTAATATTTTTAGTATTGCAGTTCCAGATCCTTGATATGCATAACCAGTGCCTGGAGTAACACCTGAACTGCTAGCAGTTGCAGTAAAAATAGTACCAACTGCATTAGGAGTTGAGCCAGATGCACCAACAAAGGCAAAATTAGTTGTTCCTGGGTTTACAATAATATATGTTTTACCTACAACAAATTGTCCATCTGCAACTAACCCTGTACCATTAGCTACAAAAGTAGTTCCAATGTTGTTATTAGAAGCACCAATCAAAGTAAAATCAGTTAACAACCCAGCAGAGCCTACACTATTAATCTGATAAGTGTTACCTATTTGGAAATTTCCTGATTCAATAATATCACCATAAGATGTAATGGCGCTTGATAGATAGTTAATTTTTGTCCACGCAGATTGTCCAGTTTGGCTTTGAGATACAAACCCATATATAACTCCGTTAGTTGCTTGAACTTCAAATGTTAAATCATTTATAATATCCTGGCCGCCGAGATCACTGCCCGAGATTACAATTTTGTCGCCAGTTAAGTACCCAGTACCGCCATTTGTAATACCTTGTGAAACAATACTATATCCACCGATATATGTAGATACTGTAAATGTTGCGCCAGTTCCAGGAACTATTACACCGCTTACATTAGCTTTAGTAGCGGCAAGTAACACAGAATTTTCTTTAGAACTAGGCACTCCACTCACAATAGAAATTGCAGAAATTCCTGATACTGAATTCAAACTATTCACTTGAATTAAAATATCATCATTAGGACTTATTCCGCCGAGCTGTGTTCCAACAATTTTTATTATGTTGCCAACTTTATAGCCAATGCCTCCATAATTTACATTCACTTGATAAGTTCCATTTGTAGGAACACTTATGCCGTTTACTACAGTAGTAGTTGTAGGAACAACAATTACATCAAATATTGCGCCTGTTCCAGTTACAGTAACAGTACCTGTTACACTAGTATATTGAGGAGATATAGCATTTAAAGTTTCATAATAATTTGTGACACCGTCAACAGTGTATGAAACAATAGAACCTGAACTATAAGTGTGAGTTTGATCGTAAGTACCAGCATATCTAGTAGATACTTCGCCTGCTGTTTTTGATCCTACTGCCAACCATGTGCCATCAGAACTAAATTTAACTGCACTTGGTAACGTATTACCAGAACCCCATGTCACTGGAGACGCAATCAGTTGGTGTTCTGCCCAACTAGTAGTTGTGCCCGATTTATAGTATACTGTAACATCGCCACTATTATCTGCAACTGCTAATAAATTTCCAATTTTAGATACATCTAATATGCTACCAAATGCTAAATTGTTAGAAGGAAATTCATTAATTACAGATGATTCGCTGTAAACACGGTTGTATTGCCATGATGCCCAATTGCCATCTCCCGGGAATGTGTTGTCTACCCAAATTATTTCACCATTGTTAAGTTTAGGTGTTAAGATAGAATCAATACTATCCATGTCACTTGCACGTTGACTAATTAACGCAAATATTGTAATGCTGCTTAACTGTGTAAACGGTTCTGGGAATCCTTTAATAGTAGTGTTGATAGAGATTGAATTTAAAGTTACACTTGAAACTTGATAAAAACCGGCAAACACACTTACTTGACTAATTCCTATATACGATCCAGCAGTAATATTAACAATTTCATTTGCTTTGATTGTTAATACATTTTTAGTCGAATCATAAGTAACACTTTCAACTTTTAAATTAATATCTGTAAAACGATATACATTCCAGAATCCAGCCTGAGGAGTATCAAACGTTACCCAGATGTAATCGCCGTTGTTAAAAGTTGTAATATCTTGGCTTGTAAGATTTGATAAAGAACTTAATGTTACATGCACATCTGAAGGATTTACATAACCAGCACTACGTAACAACGGTTTATAGTTTGTAACTGTAGGGAAAGGTGTTGAAGAATATCCAACAGGTGCTAGGTAAATGTCATTTGGTGTTTGTTGTATAACAAATGGGTTAATAGAAACATCTACTCTAGGAACTAACAAAATTCCTTGAGGGTTATTTTTAAATTTGTTTTCGTCTAATACAAATTCAATGTCTTCAAATGCGTTGCTTGCACCATATTGCCCAACACGTAACGCCCACTCTTCGTAAAATACTAAACTTTCTTCTTGGTCCGAACTTAATACATTAAACAATTTATTAAGTACGTTCTGTGTACCTTTTTCACGAATCATTCCTTGATAGAATTTAAATTCGCTAACATCATCTTGAATAATATTATCAAGATATTGACGTTTTTGGTAACCAATTAAATGTTGTGCAATTTTTTGTTGCTCTGAATTAAAATTATCAACTTCTGTACTGTAAAAATCTACGAATTGTGTAGCCACAGTTGTCCAGTTAGGCAGTATTTGACTACTTGGTTTAGAAGGTAACTGAGTCCAGTTACTAGATTCAAAGGTACTAGTACCTGGTAAAAACTCGTTAGCACTATAATAATAACCTTGATAGGCTATAATATCTCCCATATTATAGTCTTTCCATGGTTGCCAATTTTGTATCTTAGCAGCATCAAAAATAAATCCTGGGATATCTAATCCGCCGTACCAATCAATAGTTACATAGCCACTGACTTTAATTCGCTCTCTGCGGTAGCCGCTTGGAGGATTATAAATCACATCATTAAAGATGTCAGTGTTATTAAGAATAATAACATGTTCGTTTTGTATTAGATAAAAACTAGCACAATAAATTCCAGATGTAGTACGTGGAGCATAAGTTACTAAATTTCCATTTCTGTAACTATCTAATTCATTTGGTGTTATCGGAGTGCCGTCAACTTTAAAAATTTCATAACTATTGAACTTATTACTAATGTCATCAACTACAGTCAATGCTGTTTTAAAAGTTATAGATGCTGCGCTAGGACTTAAACTAATAACACCTGCGCCGACTGGGCTTAGTCCATCTAATTTTTCAAAATCGTCTGGATTAAAATCAGGACTAGCTGGAATGCTGGTTATTGCACTATAATATTCGCCTTCATAACGAACTATTGTACCATAGGCAATAGGTTTATTAGGCAACCAGTCACTCCATTTATCTTGTCCTGTACTCCAGTTTTGTGTGCTCCAGAACATAAATTCTTTTGCACTAGTTGTCCAGTTTGCTACTAATCCAAGATTACTGTTAAAATCATCAAAGATAAACCCTTGGTCTGTTAGATATTGCTCGTAGCCAAGTAAAAAGTCAATAACTTCTTGTACTGTACCTAATTCTGTTCCGTACGGTATTGTTAAAACTTCAGTACGGTCAAAATTAGTTCTAAATTGAGCACTTACTCCGCCTACTACAGGCAAAGAACTTAGTACTTGGAAATACATAGGTTCAAAACTATCGCTGGCAACATTGGCTACAACTGTATTATAGTATCGTCCATTATAAACAACAATAGTTCCTGGAACATATTGTTCGTCAGTAGTCCATTGTGTATAACTTTTACTAATGCCGCCAATATTAACTGTTGATCCAGATTCAATATAATTGTAATAATTAAAATAAGGTTGTGTTCTGCTGTAACCTTGTATTTGGTATCCAGTTGATAACTTAGTAATACGAACACCACTATAAGTTAAACGTGTAACTGGACTGCTAGTGTTTAAAAATACTTGATAATCTTCTGGTGGAATAAAAATACTACCAGTACTCATTGGAGTTTTAGACTCCAATAACAAATTAAACTGGCTTTGATTTGTAAATGCACCCACACGATAACTTAATTGTGGAGTCATCGTAGCTAAATCATTCGCATAGCTATTGTATGATTCAATATTATTACTAAAAATATAATTTAAGATAAGATCAACAACATAGTTAATAATACCTGCTGTTTGTGTTCTAGTAGTATTACTATATAAATTTGGTAGCCTGATATCTGCGGGTCTTACACGCAAACCTGTATCGGCGTAAACTAACTGTCCTGCTAAGTTACGAACAATTCTAGATCTATCAATTAATGTACCAAATGTTTTTGCAGGAGTTAATAACATACTAGTAATCAATACGCTAAATGGATAATGACTACTTCTTCTCCAAGCAGATTCGACAGGAGCTACATCTCCAAATACAAAATCAGATGCCGATTGGTCTGGTTTAATTAGACCACGTGCTAGACCCGAAGTTGTCGGATCTAATAAATTTCCTGATTCATCAACAGGAATGTGTTGTAATAAAAATGGTTTTGCAAATTTAGTAGAATAAATTACAGGTACACCCGGTTCTTTAATTGCTCCTAAACTGATATCTGTCCACATTGGAAGATTATCACTAGTATACGGAGCTGGTCCATACAATTTAATCCACCAACTTGGCATTACGCTAAACCCTAACATTTCCCATGGAGTTAAATGAGGGCGATCAGTGTCTAGTAACCAACGATAAATTCCACGCCAGTATCCTGGAACGTTTGTTCCATTAGGTGCCAGACTAGTAGAATAGTTATAGGTAAAAGGATTACTTAGATTATAACTTAAAGGTTTAGTAAAGTCGCTGCCAATTAACCCAGTCCATTTATAAAAGTTAGGAGACAATACTTGATTAAATTCTGCCAAACTGTATGGATTTGTTCTATTGTAACTAGGAATAATTTCAGATATATCAAAAATATCAGGATTATATTTTACTTTGATGTTGTTGTAAATTCTAGTTTCTAATTCTAAAATAATATCATCTCTGTAATCACCGTAGGCTAATATAATACTGCCATCATGGCCTTGTATAACATTTTGCGGTGTTAATAATGTAGTATCTAAATAAATTTGAGGAATATACGCAGGCCAAATACCTAATTTAGTCGGAGTTTCTGGAACAAAACAACCGTCAGTATTATCATATTCATATGTAGTTAACACATCTCCGTTGTTAAGTTGCACATTTGAATCAATAATAAACATTGATTGGTCATTAAATGTATAATCTCTTCCATATACAAGCTGTGTTGTTACACCAGCTGTAGTTTGATATATGCAAACTGCTTTATTAGATAACTTGTTTAAATCAAAACTAGTTGTTAGAGGATAATATTTTATTCTGTAATCAACAACATCAATATTCGAGACGATTGCAGCACCGTGCGGTACCATATCGCTAAAATAATATGGAGCAGTATTAGGTAAGGTTGAATTTAATTTTGATAAAATTAAATCTACCATTTTAACTGGAGTAGTATCGACTCCTAACGAACCAGCTATGGCTACAAATTTACGTTTAAAATTACTATAATCATCTCTAGCTGTTTGAATTGCATCGATAACATTAGTAGACTCGCTAGTCATATGATATAAACTAAGACTTAACGGTCCGCTGTGTTGTACAAATTTAGTACCATATTGTGTTATGTTGCCGAGGTCTCTTAAATTACTAGTTCCTGGAAATACTCCAATAAATGTAACACCATTAACATCGTTAGATGTTTTATCATATCCAAGATTATCGATATCAGATGCATCGTTTCCTTGTTCAGGATTGTATACGTTATCAATAATACTATTAACATGGTCAATGACTTCGCCTAATGTAAATGTTCCCATTACATCGTTCATTGGATTATTTTGAAGATTTACTGGAATTTCATAATAGCCATTTGAATTAATTGGCTCGGTTGAATAAACTTTAATTGTTACAATGTCAGTCAACGCCACAGGTTGTGCAAATACAACTTGATAGTAAGTAGGTGCAGAAACAAGTGACCAGTGATCTATCGCAACTCTATTTGAATTAATATAAACTCTAACATCGTCTTGATCTAAATCAAATGCAGTATTTGGTGTATCAAAAATATCAATATTAAAATTATTAGTTAAACCCGAATTATTATAAATTCTTATTGCAGCTTGTACATATCTAGCATTACATTGTTGCCATCCATTTTGATACAAAGTATTTCCTGCATAATCTAAACTTAACAAGTATCCACGTTCGACATTTGTAGTAACTAGAGAAGTTGATTGTTTGTATTGAAATGTATCAGTTGCAAAATTAAAATCAAAAACAATGTCGCCAATGTTTCCAACGTTTTGATAACTTAAATTAAATCCTAATACAGAGTCTGCTGAGCCGGTTGTTCCTACTTTATAAGAAAAAAGTTTAGTACCTAAAAATGTTGTACCAGCATATACGGTAGTATCTCCGTAACTAACGCCGTTATCATCAACTACATCAAATAATGGTGGCTGGTTAGTATCAGTTTTTTGCTGTCCTTTAACCCAGATAGTGCCGTTAAACCAATACATTAGGCTTTGGTTCGCTGTACCTGATTTTACAATTACACACTGATTTGCACTAGGTGTTTCCACTTCTACTAAGTGAATTTGTTTACTTGTTGATACGCCTGTGCTGTCAGTTAAATGTTTTACATCAACAAATTCCACTTGATAGATTTTGTTTATTACCAATGGATCTGTATCAGCAGTAACTAAAATTCTATGGCCGTCGATTAATGCAACACCGTCAATGCTATATCCAACTGTTCCTTCTATTTTTGAAAAGATATCAGTTGTATAATCGTCTATTAAATCAACATCTGCTATTGCTTTAGTACCAAAATTAAATAATTTTAAATCTGCTGAAAATTCAATAATAGGTCTATTAGCACGAGCTAATTGATCTAAACTTGGAATATCATTATTGTAAGCGGCCGCAACATTAATCACATCTTTATGGAACCATCTATTATAACGACTCCATGGATTGTGGTCTCTACTTGCACGGTTAATAGTAATATAATCTTTTTCGCTGGCATATCCAGTAGCATTACTAAAAGGTAATGATCCAAAAGGATCACTGGCAAACTCTACTGTTTGATCAGTAGTATAAGGAGTTATAATTTCTAATACGTTTGTCGGTACTAATTTGATAGCACTACCTACGCCTTCAACATAGTACTCGCCGGTGGCATACGTTGCAGGGGTAACATTTCCGCCAAACGATACTTTCATACCGTTACTGATTTGTGTGCCGTCAGTTAATTTGTATGTAACTTTACCTAAGAAATCTTTTTCAACATCAATATAAGTAGCATCGTTAACACCGGATACTTCTATACTACCGCCTAAATTAATATCTGTTTCACTTTGATAGTATAGCACACTAGGTGCATCTAATGGAACTGTAAAAGTAATAGACCCGTTAGTTACGCCATGCGCATTAATTCCGTCGGTGATATATCTATAAATTGTTCCAGTAGAACGTTCAGTCATAATGCTAAACGGGTTACCAGCACTGGTAATATTAAAAGTGTAAGTGTGACCTTTATAAAGTTTCAATCTTGGATTAGGGCTAAATCCATCCGGTGTGAACACGTATTGATTATTTGCACCTTCATTTTGCATTTGTACTGTATAAGTACTTGTAACTGTTAAAGGTTGGCCGTAGATAGTAATAGTATCAGGGCCGTATGGAACCCAATAATAATTTTGAAAGTTTGTAAATTTATCCCAATCGATATGCGGATCCCAACTATAAAATTCTTGCGAATTTAATCGAGCATGGTTAGTAGTATTGCCGCCAAACACTCCAATCTGATTGATATAATCGATGTAATCTTTAAAGAAAGTCACATTGTTTAAACTGTCTTTAACAACGATTCCTGGTTCTAATTGATAATGTTGTCGTGTTGCATCTGCCGCAGTAACATAAATGTCTTTTCCGGTAGCTGCTTTGGCATTTTCTCTGCCAACAAACCCGTTAACTTTAGTTAATGTACCTGGTTGATATAATTGATCAAGCGTTGCCTGTAAAAATTTCTTATTGGTAGAAGTTTGATAAAAATCAGGCAATAAATTTGCCGTTAATCCTGTGTTTCCTAGTGGATTTTTGGTGTTAGCCATTAGTTATCTGCTCCAAGCGGTGCGCTAATTACGTTTTGTGATGTGACTACTGAATTCAATGCGTTTCCAGTGACTGTTTTAAGATTGGTTGCTGTTAACCCAGATACAATTACTATGTTATCTGTTGTGGCACAACTGATGAATATCTGATTGCTAGGGCATTGTATTTCAAACAAACTACCAAAATATAAGTTTGGTTGTGTTGGGACAATAACAAAACTGATTACATCAGGTGCTAGCTGTGTTAATACATAAGTTGACAACTCTGAGAAATAAAATGTATCGCCAAAGTTCCAATTATCTAAACTAAAGAATGTATTAATAGCTGCTAATATTCTTGCACTAACATCTGCACTAGATGTAGCACTAGCAGGATTAATCACCACATTAAAATTAGCTTGTAAACTAGGATCTGCGGCAGCACCAAACAATAAATTATAACTTACTGGGTGATAGATAATTTCATCGCTGATAGATTTAATTAAATTTAAACTTGGACTCAACAACACATTTAATTCGTCCGAACTTGGAGGTAACGGTTCTTGACCATCAGGTGCTCCGGCTGTGATCCATAATCTAAATGCTGTATCATAATCATTAGTTAATACATATAAATCCATAATGTTGCTTGCGCCTGGATCTATACGACTATCATAATCTGCACTATGAATATACTGGAATTTTAAATTATCTCGGCCTTTATAAACAATATAATCTAATGTAGGAACAAATTTACCAGTTGATGCATTGTATTTTGTAACTAGGTTAGTGCCAGCAGTATAATAATAGCTTCCGTCTACTGGATTAGTTTGACTAAAAAATACAGGGCCTGTTAATTGATTATTAGAAACATATCGATAATCTTCTTGACCTTGGCTGATAGAATATAATTGTTGAACAACATAAGAACTATTAGGAACAATGTCGTTAAACAGTTGTGGATTATCTACTACTCCAGTATTATTACTATCTGCAAAACTTAAAACAATTTTAGTTGGATCAATATAGCCATCTTGTCCCAGATATTCGCTGACAATTTGCCATGTCAAATCAGTTGTATATGGCAGTGCTCCGCCTGCTGTAGACGGATTAATGTTAATACTTAAAACTTTTAAAGTGTCCGTAACAGTTGAGCTTGAAACAGTATCATAAATTTTAACATTTGAATCAAAGTAGAAAGTAACTTCCTGATTACTTTCAAACACATAACGCAATTGTCTTGAAGTTATAGTATAGTACTCATTGTTTGTAGTAAACAATAAGAACCAGCTAGCATCAAGTTGAAGCGGACTTGTACTACCTTGATTAGCGAGACTAAACGGGCTAGACTGATCTAAATTATTTTCAAAAATAACTACCCAGGTTTGTGTAGTCACATCGTAACGTAGACCAAAAGGAACATTAGCGAATATCAAATCAATCATTGTAGTAATAACTGACGAGCTAATAGTTGTAGTAAATTTAGGTATAATTTGCGATAATGTCGAACCTGTTGGAATAATTTTATCCAACACAATAGGACCAAATCCAGTTGATAATACGCCAGTACCAGATGCTGTTCCATCGTTATTTACAGACACTACTTGTGCCCACAGATAAGTCGCAGCGCCTGCCGGCAATATGCCATTCATAGGCACACTAGTTAATGTGTTATTGTTAGTTGTATCAAAATAAAATCCGCTAGGTGGCAAGAATTTAATTATCGAGTTTAATGTAACATATTTTAAATCTGTATATGTATAACTGCCTACCGAATTTATTACGTTACTAGAAATATCATAAATGTAACCACTCACAGTATTACTATCGGTAGTAACACTACTCCATGCAACATTTAAACTTGTTGTAAGTTGGTCAATAAATTGTGTATAATAAAAATCTCGTAAACTTGGAGTTTGAAGAATGTCGTACACTGTGTTGTAAATTACATTTTGAATGTCAGTTTGTGTAACGTATGTAAAATTAGTTGTTGTAGTAAATAAATCTTGATACAATACACCATCATCTGCAAATAAATTAGTACTACTATATTTGCCGGTTGGATCTGTTAAATCAAAATAACGACTGATTCCGCTACTAGCTCTATTAAGAGCTTTAATTTTTGCAACACTAGTTGAAGCAGACAACGGACTAATATTATAGTCTTCACCGGTAACCATTCTATTTTGTGTATAGTAAGTCTGCGGAGCATTTGTTTTAATGCTAGCATTAGTTTCTGTTGCAGTTGCATTGGCTACTGTTGTTGCTAAACTTAGGCTTAGTGATAATGTTTGAGCTTGGTTGTTTACATTTAAATATGGAATATTAATAATAATATTAACAACGTCTGCCGGGTTTATGGTATAAGACAACCCATTACTAACTCTGTAGTAAACTCTAAAATTGCCTAGGGGTAATTGTCCAAAGACACCATCGCTAAAATTCAAAGTGATGGCATCATTTACTCTGCTGATTACACTATAAATTGTTTTAATTTTACTACTTAAACTGTTGTATATAATATTATTACCAGTTAACGCAGGAACTTTTGTCCACAATGTATCTTCTAGTCCAGTACTCTGATTTAAACTATACAACCATACATCTGAATTGTTAATGTTCTGAGTAGACACATCCAACGTTTGATTACTTGTTGGCTGACTAATTGTAAATGTACCTTGATTTAATGTACCTTGTGTAAAATTAAAAAAGAAACCTGTTCCAGGACTTCCGGCGCCAAAGCCGTCATCTCTATACACACATGCAATACTGTTTCCTAATTTTGGTGCTTCTTCATATATAAAAGATTCATTTGCAAATGTTGTGCTGGTGATTTCAAACACCATGTTTCGTCCTGATATAGACTTAGTAAAACTATAAATTGGAATGTCTGTATTAGTTGCGTTAAATCTATACTGCGCTGTCGGTATTCCGTAAATTGTAGCTTGGTCAACAGGATTACCAAATTGTTGTGTTTGTGGAAGCGCGGCATTAACTATGCTAATAAACTGATCATACCAATTAGCATTGCTAGGATCGTTCCAATTAATATATTGCCCTGCTAAATTTCTACCATTGCTATCAAGAACATTTTCTGTAGTTTGTATACTATTAACTTTTAATAAGCCTGCTGCAGGTGTATTACGACTAGCATTATAGCTAATCATACGTGCTAAACGTAACACGCTGTCACGGCGCTCGGCTAACTCTAAGAAGTTTTCACGAGCATTTAAGTCAACACGGAAAGCTATGCTTTGGCCCACATAGGCAATAAGATCGATTAGGGCAAGGTATTCGCTAGACTCAATATAATCGTTAAAATCTTCAGGAAAATTAGTACGGATATAATCAATCATCGTACGGCGCAAGTTATCAAAATCGTAACTTGTAAAGTCGGCGTTCTTAAATGATTGGTAAATTTTCTGCCAGTCTTCACTGACTAGCAGGTTATTTTGACGATCCGTTGAGCTCATAATATGTCCTAATAATGATATTTATCGATTAAAATTATGTGCGTAGTTAATTAACTTGTTAGCCCATTCACCTGATCGAACTGTATTTTTAGTTGGTCTTGGATGTTATACAACAGATAAGTCAGTGTGGCTTGTATTTGTAACCCAGTGTCATACGGAGTAACAACAATATTACTGGCTTGAATCCTAGGTTCATTATTAAAAATGTTGTTAACATCTGATAAAATTAAATTTTTAACTTCGTCAGTTAAAGGTTCAAACAATAAATCCCATATAACTGTTCCGTATGTAGGGTTCATTAAACGTTCGCCCTGTTTTACGTGAAAATTATTAATTAAATCTTGTTTAATCAATTCAAAATCATATAACGCAAAGTTATTAGTTGCACCACTTACTGTACTAAATCCTCTGTATCGTTGAATTCTTTGTGCAGGTGGTGTTCTTGTTTGTGGAATGTTTGTTGTAGTATATAAGGCCATATTAATTTCCTTTTAAGAATGTATCCATTGGGACACCGTAAGTTTTCCAAGCATCGGGCGGCTCTATAGCACTACCAGACTCTCTATCTGTTTGATCCGGTTTAAAACTTGTAGGATCTAAATTTTCATGACCAGGATAAGGCTCAGTAGTTGGAACACGTAGCATAATGCTGGTAATTGTTGTGCCGTCTGTTTCTGTAGGATTATCAAATGTGCTTAAAGGATCAGGCGGAGTTGCTGTTGTTGCTGTTGGGGTCCCGCTAGCTGTGCCAGAATTGAGATTGATATTGCCTCCGTCAATCGCAGTATTTGCGGCTTTGATATGTGTATCACCTGAGGTATTAATATTTAATGCCGATCCCGATGTCAATTGTGTTATACCCGTAGCATTGATATCTAAAGTGTCTTCAACAGTAATCTTAGTAGCACCTGTTATTTGTTCATCATGTGTGCCATCTATTTTAATGGCAACGTTGCCATTAACAATTAAATTTTTGTCGCCGCCAATTTCTGTTTGATGACGTTCTGCCACTTTAAGATTAAAATTACGACCACATTCTATGTTTATATCTCTGTCAGCATAAAAATTCATATCGTTGCCTGTATGCACACTAATACTGTCAGTTGCAAAGATATCTATTTTACCATCGCTAGTCATTTCAATCCAACTAGTGCCTCTGGAATTAGTAATGTATATTAAATCCTCAGTATTATGCATCAATATTTGATGACCAGTTCGAGTACGTAATCTAATTAATTCATTAGCTGGTCTTGTGACATCACCGTCTGTATCTCCTGCATCGATACTAGCGTAATCTGGTGGACCAGAACTAGCATCGGTCCTACGTAACCAGTTAGCGTCACCGTCATCCATAACAAATGTGCTACCGCCTAAACGGCTTACAAATGCATTTAAAACTTTCCATTCCGCTTTACCGATATCTGCTTGTTTTGCACCTGATTGCTTATCAACTGGTCCCGGTGTGCTGATACCAAATACAGTACTAGGAGTTTCTCTTCGAGCACTACTACTAGTAATGCCTCGCACATCATCTAACAACAAACCTTGATCATCAAGTACTTTAGAAAAAGGATGAATTGGTTTTTTATTTGTATCTGGATCTTTAAGATTATTATTACTTGTCACAGATTTATCATATTCAGCAGTTGGTGCTCTACCAGTATTGCCTGAATTATCTGCTGATACATCTTCTACTACACTTTGCGTTGCCGCAAGACCTGGTAACATGAAATTCATGCCTTCATCAGGAACACACCCTATCCAATAACCACGTTTAGGATCACCGTCAATGAAAATAATTACAACTGTCACTCCTACATCGGGAGGAACCATCCACATACCATAACTTTTTTGTGTATCATTGTAATCATTGTTTGGGCCAGTAGCGCCAACTGGTGTGACACCATAAAAAGGACTCATGTATCGTACTTGGTGTAGTTGACTTTCTGAACTCGAAGCACCAACTGGTCTAAGAATTTCAACCTCAAGTATACCCATATAAGTAGGATCAAGATTACTTACTACAGTCGCAAGAAAGGGCCCCGGTTTTTGTTCTTTAGGGGACGAGCTATACTCTTCATTTTCGTGTTCAACTGCCATTAATCATCCTTAGTATCGTTAGGTTTCTGATCTGTAGTGTTAAGAGTATTAGCACTGCTTCCAGTTCCTGCATACTCTTGGCCATTTCTACGTGGGCCAGTTAATGTTTGTGTAAACTGGCCGCCATCAAAGTAACTCTTAACTGTAACAACTCTATAAATTCCACTCCAAGTCATTACAGGAGCAGTTTTTGCACTTTTACCAAAATCAAATAAACCAGTAGTTTGATTTAAATCAACAGGTGTTCTAAAATTTACCTTAATGTCGACTTCACTATTTTGATAACTCACACTACCATCTTTATTTAGGTTAGAAAATTGTGTAGGAGAACTTGTATAATTGCCCATACCGCTTTGTGCAATAAAATATGGATCTCCAATAATTTTTAAATCTAAATTTAGCATTCCAGCAGCACTGGTGATAGCATCATGGAATTGTTTAGCGGCTCGGGTTTGTTCAGTTTCTTGACCGCCGCCACCTTTTCCGTCATTAAATTTTGTACCTGTAAATCTTACTGCTGTTGGTACATCACCTAACTTCTTAGGTGGTGTTTGTCCGTCTGGTAATGGTTGATCATTTTGTTCTTTTCCGCTACTTGCACCGTTTGCCGCTTCTTGTCGTTTAGCATCAGTTGTTCTCTTAGACGAAGTTGCAGCCATTTTTGCTGTAAATCCTGTTTTAAATTCAATATGGAAACTTAAAACATCAACGTTCTTTCCTGTGTAAATGTAATCATATACTTTAACAACTTGTTTTTCAAGTTCATCAAACCCTGGGGCTTTTGTGCCAGGAGCAGTTACAGCACTAGTATGGACTCCGTATGGAACAACACGATATACAATAATTCTAGGAGAAGTTCCTTGTTGTTGTACTGTTTTAGGATCATCGATCTGATAAACTTGTGTATCAATTCTCCACCACTTTCTCATCCCAGCAGAATCGATATTTTGTTCTTGCAGTTGTGCCGTTGAATAATCACTGTTAAGTAATACCGCATCAATAGCAGTTGTAATATCAGTATCTTGACTAAATCTCATATCACTGATTTGTCTGTTTATTGTATTATTACTTCTAATCGGATTTCCATTAGAATCATACACTACGTTATCTTTTCCTATAGGAGCGTCACCTTTACGAGTATCGCCAAATCCCATTTTTGCTTTACCAATTAAATTAACACTGCCTGCATCTTGTACTAATGTGTCATTGCCCACTACCGTACTTTGAGATAAGCCAAGTTTAGTTGCAATAGCATCTTGACTAGATGCTGACATTAAAGTTGTAGCACCATCTGAATTTTCACCAGAGCTACCTTGGCCTTCTGAAGAAATATCTGTTGGAAATAATATAACAATTTGGTCAGGAGTGTTAACAACTTTATCATCTTTCAATTGTTTTAAACGTTTGTTTAACATTACTTGGAGACTTTTTTCTCCTGTTTGTAAAACTTCTTGTACAGTAAGTCCAGTAATACTGCCATCTGTTTTTAATTCAGAAACATGGCTGCTTAATGCTTCGCTGTTAACAGGAAATCCTTCACACTGATAAACTGCGCCGGCTTCTGTAACTGTCATTACCACATTACGCAATCTAAAAGGAATTTTACGAGCACTATTTGGTACATTAACCATTGTGCCAGTTTCAGTATTTCCTCTGAAATCAATAGTCATTAAAAAAAATGCTTGCGTATAATTGGCATGGCCCGCATCCCATGCCGCTTGTTGTATACTCATCATAAACATGCCCATACTGTATGGTTCAGTTACCTGAAAACTGATCTTGTGCATGTTTGTATTGTGGCCTTTTTCAAAACCAATAGTACTTTCAATTTCTAGCTTGTCTATGAAAAAGTCAAATTGCCCGTACTCTGTTTGTATTCTATTTGTTGGATCTGCATTTGCAGATTTAGCTATTAAAGGTAATCTTTGACCTTTCATATAGCCTGTATCAGGTTTGTTTAATTGATCTTTAGTTAGTACTGCCATGCCTAAAACATAGTCGTATGTTGCATAGGCAAATAATGGATTAGGCAGTGGAAGAGTTACGCCCGATATAGATTTAAATGCTGTACCAAAAGAACTTAATGCGCTACCGATACCGCCTACTACACCACTAATTGCACTGCCAATACCAGACAATGCGCTTGCAGGTCCCGAACTTAAGAATCCAGCTACTCCGCTAACTGCTCCGCTAACTGCATCACTTACTGAAGTAGTTGCAGAATCTACCGCACCTGAAATATCTCCAAATAATGACATATTATAAACCTAACACAGTTGTTAAATCAGCATTTTTACAAAGATATATTTGAACCCCTGGTACAAAATCAAGAATAGGATCTTGAATTACATCTAAATTTCGTTGCATAAACACCCACCATAAACTTGAAGTACCATACAAATCGTATGCTAACAAGTCTGGACGAAATGCATATTGCGGTTCTAATGTATACAAAAAATCATTTGTAGATTTACTAACCGGTCTAATGGTCAACACATCTAAGTATGTGTTTGTTATTTGAGTAGTGTACCAAGGACTTGTGTTAGTGTATTTTGCAGTCATGATTAAATGTATCCAAATGAATTATTAAGATAGCCGCCGCCAACAAATCTATCAAGACTAAAGTTACGAGCACTGTTTCTACTGTATACTGGTTGTAATGTTACACTGAAACTACTCTTAGTAGGAACATGTGTTACTCCGCCACTTGTTGTGCCGCCAAGACCTAAACTGCCAGCTAGTCCTGCTATCTGTCCAACACCGCCGGCTATGGTACTTATTTCGCCGGTAATGCTACCTAACCCAGGAACGGCACTACCTAATGCGCCGCCAATCGATCCTGCTAAACCACCAATACTGTCCGATACGCCTTGAATATTTCCAGCCATGCTTCCTACAACATTACATCCGATGTAATCACAATCGTTAGGCAAAGTACAATTAAAACTAGTAACTACCACTGGTACGTTTTTAAAAATATAATTCCCATATCCGTTTAGCATAATCACAGGGGGAGGGTTACCTGCTTTAGGATCAGATCCAGTGAACATTTTGGTAAGACTTCTTAAATAATGAACTGCTGCAATCCAATATAATGCTTGAGTAGAATCTTCTACGTTCATCGGTGCTGTAACTGAAATGCTTCCAGGGTCACTGTTTTTGTATGCTTGAAAAGTATAGTTGGTATGTGTAGTAGTAACTGCTTGATAGCTTGCAGTACTGTTAATTGTAATCTGAGGAGTGTATGGAAATATGAGTCCGCCGGCATCTTTTAATGGTTTTAAAACAGGACTACCTTTAAAACTAGTCCATTTTGCAAGACTTAATCTTACACGCCAATCAGCAGGATCTGCATCTCCACCAAAACTAGATATAGCACTCATAACATCACCAGCGCCTTCTGCTAACCCACTAAGTGCTCCGCTTAAACGGCCAGATGACGCAAAATCTGCTAGGGATCCGCTATCTGCTAAACCTGATGCAAAGTTAGAAATTGCATTTCCACCGCTTGCAGCGGCGTTTACAAGCTGGGATGCATCGGTTAATGAACTAAGGTCTAGTGCCATATAATATTATTTCCTTTTGGTATAATATTTAGTTGACTTTATTAAGTGCGTAGTTTATAATTACACAAACGAGGATTGTTCTGAATGACACCAACGAAAGTAAATTACCTAAACAACAAGGATATGTTGTTAGAAATACATAGAAGTAAAAGCTCATATTGTAGCTTTACACAACCAGAATATCACCAATACGACATAATTGTTCCAAGTTTGGATAAAATTAACATCCGAACGATTGCAGAGGCCAAACGCAATAGAGCAAAACGAATCGGTGATTTAGATTATCAAACACGTAAAAAGGCTGGAGAAAAAGTTAAACAAGCTGACTGCGAAATTGACTATAAAAAGATTCTTAAAACAGATGTAGTTTTTAGAGTCATGACGTTTGATCATATTCCGCTTAATAACACCCGTAAAAAGAATCCAAAGAGTCTAGCCGACCATAGAGATAAAGTTAATTTTCCTCCGTTCCAACACTGGAAATTTGATGAAGAAGATAATCTTATTTGCGTGGGCAAAAGCCATTGGAAGGGAGATTTGGTTAAAGGACACTTTGATAAAGATGCCGGCCAAATAACTAACACCTTAGCTAGGATGATGTTAAAATTGTGTGAACGTTATGCCACACGTGGCAACGTGCGTGGCTACACATATAACGACGAAATGAAAGGACAAGCCATTTTGCAGTTAACACAAATTGGATTACAGTTTGATGAAAGTAAATCGGATAACCCATTTGCATATTTTACTGCGGCTGTTACTAATAGTTTCGTTCGTATTATTAATATTGAAAAACGTAACCAAAATATCCGTGATGACATTTTAGAAATCAACGGTATGAACCCAAGTTATAGTAGAACTGGTGCAGGCGAACATGCGGCCGCACTAAAACGAAACGAGGAAGCTAGTGAGTAATAAGTACACAATGCCAATCGCCTATGATAAATAATTATAGGAGACATTAACTATGAAATATAAAATTGATTATTATGGATACGTTTACGAGTGGACAAATACTAAGAATGAGAAAAAGTATATTGGATCTCATTACGGATCTGTGGATGATTATTATATAGGATCTGGTAAGGCATTTAAGCCAGCATACACTCGAAATCCAGATCTTTTTAAGATGAATGTATTAGAATATCTTATTGAAGACGATAAAAAACTACTGTTAAAAAAAGAGCAAGAATGGTTGGACCGTATTCCCAATATTAGAGAAAATAAAACTTATTATAATCTAAATAATTATTCTTTAGGCGGGTCGAGCCATATAACAAGAAAACATATTGAAAAAAGATCAAATACATTAAAAGAAAAACACGCAAAATTAGGTCTGAGCGAGGCGGAACGATTATCCTACAAAACTAAAATTGAAACAAGACTAACAAGAATCGCGTCCGTAGGGTTTACAAAAAAAGAAAAAGAACAACATGCAAAATACGGATTCCAGGTACAAGTAACTACACCCAACGGCGAGATTAAAATATTTGATTCATGCGGGCAAGCAACAAGAGCATTAGGAATAGATGTACAATACGGATTAAAAGTTTGCATCAAAAATCTTGATTTTCGAGGTTATAAGATAGTAAAATTAAGAGATCCATTAGTGGATTGTAGATAAAGGAAAATATGGAAAATTTATTTAAGAAAGCGGCTGTATTTACAGATCTCCATCTTGGACTGAAAAGTAATTCGTCAATTCATAATCAAGACTGCGAAGATTTTGTTGACTGGTTCATATCTAAAGCAAAATCCGAAGGATGTGACACAGGATTATTTCTTGGAGATTTTCATCATAATCGAAATACATTAAATGTAGTTACAATGGATTACTCGTTGAGAGTTCTGGAAAAGCTCGGTCAGGCGTTTGATAACTTCTATTTCTTTCCTGGTAATCATGATTTGTATTACAAAGACAAACGGGACATACACAGTGTGGAGTTTGGAAAGTATATACCTGGTATCACTGTGGTACATGAGCCTACTACTATTGGAGATGTCACGCTGTGTCCCTGGCTGGTTGGTGAAGAATGGAAATCAATAAGCAAAAAAGGTGGCAAGTATTGTTTTGGACATTTTGAATTACCTAAATTCTTTATGAATGCCATGGTACAAATGCCTGATCACGGCGAACTTCAAGTAGATGCGTTCAAGGGGTTTGAACTAGGATTCAGTGGGCACTTTCATAAACGCCAACAAAATGAAAATATGATTTATATTGGCAACGCATTTCCGCACAATTATTCAGATGCTTGGGATGATGAGCGTGGTATGATGGTGTTAGAGTGGGGAGGCACTCCCACGTATTTTACTTGGCCTGGACAACCTACATTTCGTACAGTTAAATTAAGCCAGCTAATCGATGAAGCTGATAAAATTATTAAACCTAAACAACATCTTCGTGTGACTTTAGACATTGATATTAGTTTTGAAGAAGCTAGTTTTATTAAAGAAAAATTTATTGGTGATTATGACATTCGTGAACTAACACTAATTGCAGAAAAGAAAGAAGCTGAAATTAATACTAGTATTGATATCCAGGCTTTTGAAAGCGTAGATCAAATTGTAAGCAATCAGATTATTAGTATTGACAGCGAAACATATAACAAAAACACCTTGTTGGAAATTTATAATAGCTTATGAGTATAAAACTTAAAGAATTAACAGTTAAAAATTTTATGAGTGTGGGCAACCAGACCCAGGCAGTAAACTTTGCCCAAGAAAATCTAACCCTTGTACTGGGTGAAAATTTAGATCAAGGCGGCGATGATAGTGGTTCACGTAACGGTACAGGTAAGACAACTATTGTAAATGCCTTGAGTTTTGCCCTGTTTGGCAATGCATTAACTAATATTAAAAAAGATAACTTGATTAATAAAACCAACAATAAAAATATGTTGGTAACACTGGCTTTTGAAAAAGATGGCACAGACTATCGAATTGAACGTGGCCGCAAACCTAATGTACTACAGTTTTTTGTTAACGACCAAGCTCAAGAAACTGAAGAAACAGATGATGCACAAGGCGACATGCGTGAAACACAAAAGGATTTAGATGACCTGTTAGGCATGAGCCATGACATGTTCAAACATATTGTTGCTCTTAACACATACACTGAGCCGTTTTTAAGTATGCGGGCCAATGACCAGCGTGTGATCATTGAGCAATTACTAGGTATTACGCTTCTTAGTGAAAAAGCAGATGCACTCAAGGAATTGGTCAAACTGACCAAAGATGCTATTACACAAGAAACAGCTAACATTGAAGCTACCAAACGCAGTAACGAAGGCATACAAAAAAGTATTGATAGTCTACTGACTAAACAAAATGCCTGGAATACACAACATGCACAAGATTTAGAAAAGATTGGTCGTGCTATTGTAGAACTTGAAAGTGTGGATATTGAAACTGAACTTGCGAAGCACAGCGAGCTGAAAGATTTTTCTGAAAAATCAGCGAAGCTGAAAAGCCTAGAAAAGGAGCAAGCTACTTTGAATAGCGCGATAGCGCAAGCAGAGCGAAGCGTTACGAAGTATAACGGCGAGCTTGCCAAGTTGGCTAACAAGACCTGTCACGCATGTGAACAAGAACTACATGATCACAAACATGAAGAAATGACCACTGTTGCACAGGGTCACCTCGATGAAGCAAAAAAATACTATGACAAAGTTTCAAAAGACTTAGAAAAAATTCAAGCCGAGATTCAAGCAGTGGGCGAAATACCCCGCAAGCCTGTTACTTACTATGATACAATTGAGCAAGCTCTTAAGCATCAAAACAACTTAAAGACCTTGGAAAATCAACTGGTACAAAAAAGCCACGATGCTGATCCTTATCAAGAGCAAATTGACGAACTAACCGACACAGCTCTCCAGGAAATTTCATGGGACCGTGTTAATGAACTTAGCAGTCTCAAGGATCATCAAGAGTTCTTGCTTAAACTGTTGACATCAAAAGATTCGTTTATTCGTAAAAAGATCATAGATCAAAATCTAGCCTACTTGAACAATCGTCTAACCTATTACTTGGACAAGATGGGTTTGCCACACAGCGTACTATTTCAAAATGATCTTACAGTTATGATTACTCAACTGGGGCAGGACTTGGATTTTGACAACCTATCACGGGGTGAGCGCAATCGTCTTATCTTGGGTCTGAGTTGGGCGTTCCGCGATGTATGGGAAAGCCTATATCAAAACATCAATTTACTGTTTGTAGATGAACTAATTGACAATGGCTTGGATGCTTCGGGTGTAGAAGGCGCACTGGCTGTATTGAAAAAAATGGCTCGTGAACGCAAAAAGAACATATTCTTGATATCACACAAGGACGAACTAATTGGTCGTGTGAACAATGTGCTAAAAGTCGTTAAGGAAAATGGCTATACTAGCTATGCCAACGACTTAGAGATCAATGAGTAAACACGTTGAGCCCACTCCATATCAAAATGAAGAGTCGCATGAGCAACTCATGGCGGCGTTTAGGGAATATTTTAAGGCAAATCAAGATTGGCAAGCAAAAGGCACTCGCAGGGCAGGTGAAAACATGCGCTACTGGCTAGCGCAGATTCGTATAATAGCTCGTGATCGCAGAGCACATGTACAGCAGTACCGTGTATGGCTGGATCGAGACAAGGCTCTACGCAAGGCAAACCAAAAGGCAAAGGGTACCAATGAAGAATAATATACATACATTATGTCTTGGTACTATAACAATGAAATCGTTGAATCGCTTCCGGAAGAATGTGTTGGGTTTGTATATTTGATAACAAACATGACTTCTGGGCGTATGTACATAGGCAAAAAATTAGCAAAATTCTCAAAAACTACTTACAAAACAGTAAAACTCAAGAACGGCACTAAGAAGAAAAAGAAAATCCGTAGCAAAATTGATTCAGACTGGCGGGACTATTACGGTAGTTCGCCTGAATTAACCAAGGATGTTACGCAGTTAGGTACAGAAAATTTTCGCAGAGAAATACTTTTCTATTGTAAATCAAAGGCAGAGTGTAGTTATATCGAAGCTCGTGAACAGTTTTCACGCAGAGTTCTTGAATCCGATCTCTATTATAATGGTCATATTCAAGTGCGTGTACATGGTTCACATATACTCAAGTCCTAATAATTCAGGCCGTTTAATCACCAAATAAGCCCGCACTGGCGTTGTTAAAGTGCCCGAAATCCGTTCTGATGTGTGACGGTAAGGTAGTTCTGCTTGGTGACAGAGTTATACATTACTATCCTTTACAGGACGATGATCAGATACGCCGCTAACTGGTTTAATGTGTAAGTAGTTGAGAATAAGGCTAAAAGAGGGGTAGTAGCCCCACGGTTTAATATGTGTTAGCGTATGTATTAAGCCCGCCGTCATATAAAGACATAGCTCGTGGTACCGGATGACCGCCACTGTAATGCTATAACGCTAAGGTGATATTGTGCAACTCAGATAATGTCCATTTCGCTTTGCCCGCCAGGGCAAAGTGTGACTGAACAATCTAGATAATATCTTAACGCTTCGCGTTTTAATTAAAAGATTAACTACTCCTTAATAGTTCGAGCTCAAGCGAAGAACAGAAGAACGCAAGTTCTTCTTCCAGTACTAGATAAATATCACATAGGAAACAACAAATGCGTGTTATTGACATTATAAGCCAAGATCTCAATGAGGGTAAAATCAGTACTCCTGTTGAGTTTATATGGGATTTATTTTTAAAATCTGAAGGACGTGCGGCTGCTCGAGAAGCAGTTGCGGCTACTGAAGCAGTTACCAAAGCGGCTGTTAAAAAAGGTGCTCCGTTAACTCCGGCAGAAATGGAACGTCTTGGCATTAAACCTGAACTACGTAATAATCCTCAATGGACTAGACAAACCGAAGACAATGTTCGTATAGAGCTGGCCAAACGTGCTCCTAAACCTAAACCAATTAAAGAACCTAAGGCAACTGCCAAACCAACTACGGTCAAAGGTGCTCTCTCAGCCGCTGGTCTTTGGACTAACAAGGCCACAAGTCTGCTGAGCAAATTGGCCGCAGTGGGCATCAGTGTTGCTCCTTTTTATACCTACAACGAGAGAGTTGACATGTGGAAGGCCAAATTAGATGCAGGCGAATTACCAGGTGGACAAACACAGTTTGAAGAACTACGTCAAAAAGAAATGAGCATTGCTATTGCTACCTTTGCGGCCAGCTTAACTGGATTTTTTGCCATCAAGAGTGTTGGCCGTGGATCTAGTTGGTTGCTAGGATGGATTCCAGGATTTAAACCTCTAATGAGTGTGGGCACAACTGTAGGCGGTGTTGCCCTAGAAGAATGGTTGCGTGGAGATGAAGGACGTAAATTGATTGCTCGAGCATTTGCCGAAGAAATATTCAAGTTGGACGAAATACTTGGTGCACCTGTTATACACGCAATAGATTTGTTTAAAGATAAAATTAAAGATGTTGTACCACAAGCTGACAATAATATACGCAGTGACACTACATTGACTCCTGCAGACAAGGCTAGAATTGATGCTACCAGTGCTAAAGAACCTGATCAAAGCATGCCCAGTACAGATCCTAAAACTCAAGAATATCTAAAAGCCTATGGGTTTAAACAAACTCCAGGAACAGGTGGCGGCTTTAATTTTAAAAAGAATTAAATTAAAGGCATTTGACTATTTTTAGTCAGTTCAATATTTTCTTTTACAACTTCATACATAGCCTGGCGATCATCGTGGCTGTATCGATCCAGTAGGTCATTAACACTAACTCCACCACGCATGTACCAACTGAGTCTGAATAATTCTTCTTTGAATTTTTTAATTTGTGTATCTAGCCTAACTAGATATTCAACTATAGACTCATTATCCAGTCTAATTAGGCTTTCGCGAAAAAACTTGATTCGTCTAGTTCCAAGTAAACTGAATTCTTTTCGCCACATGAATCGCAAACACCTTCAAAAGGAGGAGCTCGCATGCTGGATCTATTTTTTTCAAACTGTAGTTTAATACGATCAAATATTTCTTTATCGCAATTGATCATGAATTCTTCAATAAATTCACGTTCAGTAACTGTCTTGTCTGCAATTTCAACACTTTCAACACTGCTGGTAAAAATTTGATTTTGTAACACACCTAATTCTTTAAACAGTTCTTGGATTATAGCTGTTTGCTCTTCTTCATTTTCCAGTGCGCTGGCCTGTGCAAGACGTCTTTGTAAATGATAATTTTTAAGATTGTATTCAGTGGCCTGTTTGTAAGTCAACGGTTGAAGATTAATAGTCAATTGTTCGCACACAACTTTACCATCATATGCAAATGTCTTGAAATGTTCAATGATTTTGCTAAGATCCAAGGTGTATTCATTTTCAGTTTTGCAACTAGGACAAGTATGACCAATGGTTATCTCATTGCCGTAGGTAGCAATGCGTATGGCGGCCAGCACAGCTTCAAGATCTAGACTACTTAGTGCCCAAGCATCTTTGATTGCAGGACAACAACTTTGAATTACACGCACTGTACTTTCGCCAGTCATTAAACTGTCTGGAGTTTTTACAATAATTTCGTCCATGCCAGTCATACCAAACACGGGCATATTGGTAACATCTCCTTGCAATGTGCCTAGTTGATTAAAGACTCCTTGGCTGGGAAGTCCAATATAGACTTTAGGCTGTCTAAAGTACTGCTGTAAAGGATTTGTGGGCATTTTTAACTCCAGATAAATATACTGTATAGTATTTATATACGTATATTTTCAGGGATTTTTTTATGGCCAATGAACCGCCGATTAGTAAAGAGGACATGCGACAACTGCTGAATCAGCAGGCTCAAATGTTAGCTGGTTTAATTAGAAGTAATACCAAAGACGGAAATACATCTTATACTCCGCCTACTTACAATCCTTACGACTATAGCTCAAGTGGCAGTTTGTTTAAGACTGCAACTACTGGTATTATTTCTGATCTTGGTAAATTAGGTGCGGGCACGTATGATGTATCGGCAGTATTAAAAGATGCTACCGGCATTGTTAGTGAATTTGGCACAGCAGGACAAATTACCGCACAACTACTAGGTCAAGTTGGTCAAGGTGCTATTGGTGTTAACTTTGCCATGCAAGAAACTGCCAGATATGGCATGAGTTTTGGACTAAACATTGCAGGATTCAATGAAGCAATATTAAAAGCTGGACTAACTGTTCCTGAATTTGTAGGCATTGTACAACAAAGCAGTAGACAACTAACAGGTTTATTTGGTGGTGCTAGTACATCAGGTAAAGCATTTTTAGATCTGCTACAGGACTTTCAAAAATCTGAAGTAGCAAAAGATCTTAAAGAAGCCGGAGTACAAGGTAAAGAACTAGCAGATGCTATGGTACTGCAAAGTTCTACAATGACATTTGCTAATCTTAAAGATGCAGATTCAAAAAGGTTAGTTTATATTGCTGCCGGTGGACTAGCAGAAGAACTACTTAAAGTTTCAGACCTAACAGGTAAAAATAGAAAACAACAAGAAACTGAACTACAAAATATACAAAGTAGAGCAGATGTACAGGCCGCAGTGCTTAAGAGCATGAAAACAGATGCCGAATTTGGCACAAAATTAAACGAAGCTACAACAGCAATTGGTCCATTAGGACAACGAGCCCAGCAAGCACTGGCTGAAATTGCCACAGCTGGATCGGTACATACACCTGCATTGATAGAATACATGGCCAGCTTAGGTCCTGCTGGTGATCAAATAGAACAGTTAGGTCTAGCTGTTAAAAATGGTACAGTAGCTCAAGTAAAAGGTATGGAAGCTACAGCAAGAGCCGCTGTAGTTACAGAAATGACATCGGATCAGTATCTGGACAACATGAGTTTCATGAATGGTTCTATACTTGGCGCTGGTAAAGATCTAAATGATGCCAACAGTTATCTCAAAGCGGTGCAGGGCGAACGATTAAGACTAGCTGAAGAAGAATCTAAAGCTACTGGTAAGAAAATTAGTTTAGATCAAATCGATGTGGCTCGTGCTGAAAAAAGTTTAATAGATAAAGGAGAGCTTGATCGCAAGGGTAAAGTACTTAAACCATCTGGTGATATTGAAGATGATCCAAGAGCGGCTTTGGCTAAAACACTTAATAATTTAAATCAAATAGGTAAAGCTGCCAGTGGTGTAACAGCTGGTATGTTTGATGAACTGAATACTCAACTGAGTACTGTGAATAAAGAAGGATTAACTAATTTTAATAATACACTTAAAAAATTAAGCGATCCTGCAAGCCTAAGCGGTGATCTTAAAGATTCCATAGATGGTCTAAGACGAGATATTCTTACAGCCGCTGGTATTAAACCTGCAACTAGAACACCTGGCACCAATGACTTATTAATTAATACACCAACTCCTAAGAAAGAAACTGGCAGTCCAGGTACTGTAGGCAGTATGGTAGAAGACTTTGGCAAAGGAACTTTGATTGAAACACACGGTCGTGAAGGCGTACTTACAGAACAACAACAGCTAAACCTAGTTCGCGGTAGTGTAGATACTGGTTCAAAGGATGCATTTGCCAATATGCAACGAACTTTAACTGCTATGATCAGTAGTTTTAGCAATAAAGAACCTAGTGCTAATCCCGAAACTAGAGAAACTGTTAAAATTGATAGTGATGTGCTGGCAGACAAGATCAATAATATTAAAGTACCCGATTTTACAGAACCATTAAATCAATTTATTAGTCAGTTTAGTAAAATAACTCCTCCTGATTTTTCTGAAGTAGAAGGGCATCTAATTAAAGAGGCAAGTAACATCAAGTTCCCCGATCTTGCTCCTATATTCAATGATCTTACCAACAGAATGAGTCAGGTGCAGATCCCAGACTTTACAAAACCATTGAATGATCTTACTAATCAAATAGGCACATTTGAAATACCCAATCCTGTTGAGCCAAATAGCGATGGCATAAAAGATTTGACCGGTAGAATGGAGTCAATTTTTAAACAGCTAGCTGGAGATTTTGATGCTACTATCAAAGGACCAGATAGATTAACGGATTTTCTTGATAAATCTAACATTAATACAGAAGAACTAAACAATCAGATCACTCAAATCAAAGCTCCTGATTTTAATAACCTTCCGGTGTTTAGAGATATACTGACTACACTAACTACAAATAAGACAGAAACGACAACTAAGACAGAAACTGAAACTGCTAAACGCGAAGATACAGAAAGATTAGCTCCTGTACAGCGAGATGCTAGTCTAAAAGACGTAGTAGACCATTTAGATAAGTTAAATAAGAGCATAATGCAAATGGTAGGGCATACCGAGAAGCTAACAGACTATAGCAATAAGCAGATTAGAGCTACTCAGAGCTTGTCAAATAACCGCTTTGCCGTTTAAGGATAAACTAGATGACTTGGAAAAAGTATTTTTCTCCGGTACAAACCACTGGACAACTCAGCACAATATCAGGACTTAACTCTGGTAATCGTCCAGGCCCGGCTAGAACTAATTATTCCAGCTATCTTCCTGACGTTTATACAGGTAGTCCAAATCGTATAGAGCGATATGCTCAATATGAAGTCATGGATTCGGATCCAGAAGTCAATGCGGCATTGGATATTCTAGCTGAGTTCTGTACACAAAAATTAAAAGATTCTAAAAGCCCATTTGCTGTTAAATGGCGTAGCAAAGCAACTAATGTAGAAGTTCGTGTGCTAGGTGAATATCTACAGCAATGGTGTAAATTGCAAAAGTTTGATACACGTATTTTTCGTATTGTACGTAACGTATTCAAATATGGAGATGCGTTCTTTATCCGTGACCCAGAGAATCAAAAATGGTCTTGGGTAGATACTGCACAAGTTATCAAGGTCATTGTTAACGAAAGTGAAGGCAAAAAGCCAGAACAGTTTGTTATTAAGAATCTAGCACCCAACTTTGAAAATTTAGTTGCTACACAAATTACTCCAAACATAAATCCACGCAATGCAGGCGGTGGTGTTGTTGTACCTGCTAGCGGATATACTGGATCAAGCGGTGCAAGTCAAGCTGGTGCTGGTGGCGCAAGCACTAGTTCAAGTAATCGTTTTGGATTACAGCAAACAGAGCATGCTATTAATTCAGAGCATGTAGTTCATTTGAGTTTAAGTGAAGGTTTAGATAACAATTATCCATTTGGCAATAGCTTATTAGAAAACATCTTTAAGGTCTACAAACAAAAAGAACTATTAGAAGATGCTATTCTTATCTATCGTATACAACGTGCTCCAGAACGTCGTGTTTTCCATATTGACGTAGGTAATATGCCCAGTCACTTAGCCATGGCATTTGTGGAACGTGTTAAAAACGAAATACATCAACGCCGTATTCCTTCGCAAACAGGCGGAGGACAGAATGTCATAGACTCTGCATACAACCCTCTAAGCATTAACGAAGATTATTTCTTCCCTAAAACAGCAGACGGCAAAGGTTCCGACGTAACAATGCTAGAAGGCGGTAAGAATATTGGCGAAATTGACGACTTAAAGTACTTTACTAACAAGTTATTCCGTGGATTACGTATTCCAAGTAGCTATTTGCCTACAGGACAAGACGATAGTCAAAGTAATTTCAATGATGGTCGTGTAGGTACTGCTTACATTCAAGAGCTACGCTTTAACAAATACTGTGAACGACTACAAAGTTTACTAACAGATGTATTTGATGAAGAGTTTAAAATGTTCATGCACAGCAAAGGCATGAATATCGACCCTGCGTTGTTTGAATTACAATTCAATCCTCCAATGAACTTTGCTAGTTCACGTCAAGCAACCATTGACGCAGAACGTATTAACACATTCAATACCATTGTTGCGGTACCATTTATGAGTAAACGCTTTGCTCTTAAACGATTCCTTGCCCTAACAGACGAAGAAGTAGCAGAAAACGAACGTTTATGGGCAGAAGAAAACGGTAAAGGACAGCCAACTACTACAGATAGTGCTGGAGAATTGCGTAGTGCAGGACTAAGTGCTGCCGGAATTGAAAATGACATGGGTGATGCTAGTGACATGACTGCTCCTGAAGATTTAACTGCTGAAGCAGGAGAAGGAGAAGAAGGCCAACAAAGTCCAGCGGCAATGCCACAGCCAGCAACTCCAGGTACTCCTACATAAATACAATATGATTTTAAGAGAATTGTTTTATATTGATCCTGATACTAGGCACATAGCCAACGATTTGCGCTATGAGCCAAGTCGCGATACGAGTCAATTGCATAGAAGTGATGCACGTAAGACAAGATTAACCTTAAGACAACTTAATGAACTACGCAAAAGTAGTGAAGCACACATACTGGAACAGGAAAGTGAGTTAGAGTTTATTCACGCAATGTACGCAACTCCCGAGCCTGCACCAGCACAATAAATAAAAAACGGCCAAAACAGGCTGTTTTCATGCCTTATCTATACACTTTTTTAACAAAAGTGTAAATATAATACAGCCTTGTAACACAAATCACAGGAGAAATAAACATGACTGACCGCGCTCAATTTGAAGCAATGCTAGAAGCCTTGATCAATGAAGATCATGAGCAAGCAAAAGAAATATTCCACAACATCGTTGTTGGAAAATCACGTGAAATTTATGAAGAATTACTAGCTGAAGATTTCAGCCCAGAAGAAGCCAACCGTGCTGCCGGCGGACACATGCATTCTGAAAGTTCAGAAGAGGAAGAAGAGTCTGTAGAGGAAGGCGCTGAAGAAGGCGAAGAGGAAGAAGAAGGCGAAGAGGAAGAAGAAGACGGTGAAGATGATGCCGAAGATAATCCTTTTGGCGGTGAAGACGATGGCGAGGAAGACGGTGAAGAAGACGGTGAAGAAGACGACATGGGCGGTGACTCCGATCTAGAAGCCAAAGTATACGATTTAGAAGATGCATTAGAAGATCTAAAAGCAGAATTTGAACAGCTAATGGCTGGCGAAGAAGCAGAAGAACATGATCACCCAGGTATCCATGACATGGGCGGTGCTGATGCAGACATGGGTGGCGACATGGGTCCAGATGATATGGGCGCAATGGGCGAGCCAGACGAATTAGCAACAATGATGGAGTATGTTAACAAAGTTGGTAACGTACAACACGGCGACAATGGACAAAACACCAAGTCAATAATTGATAACATGAAGAACGATATGGGCGGTACAACTGCTAATATTGCTCAGAACTTTAGCACAACAACTGGTGGTACACAAGGTGGATTGGCAGCGCCAACTACTAAGCCTTTAATTGGCAAAGTACAAAACAGTCCAGATGCAAAAGCAGGCAAGACAGCGTTCAAGAAACAAGAACCAGGTCATGGTGCTGAGAAGAAAGGCAAAGGCGAAATGGGCGGCACTGATAAGAAGAGTCTTATCGGCGGACGCATTCGTTAATTAACACAGAGTACATATAATATATGTCACTATACCTCCGAGAGAATCTCAGTTTCAACGAAGCAAAAATGATCGTTGAGTCTGATGACAAAGATGGGAAAAACTTATACATGTCTGGGATTTGCATCCAAGGCGGTATTCGTAACGCTAACCAGCGTGTTTACCCTGTGAATGAGATTGGCAAGGCTGTCAAGACCCTAAACGATCAGATTCAAAACGGTTATTCAGTTCTCGGAGAAGTAGATCATCCAGATGATC